GTTCCGAAACCGTCGGAAACACATTCTTTTCCACACTGTGAACAGATTACTTTTTCTGTCATACGGAAACTCTCCTTCCCCTGAACTGAGGATTTGTCTTTTCCATACCACCATATACCCAAATCCCGGTAGCGATGGCCCACCAATAAACTCCGTCTTCATCACGCATACCTTCTGTCAGAGAGCCGATGTCTTTGGCAAAAGTTCTAGCAAGCGGCGCGGTCTTATAAATCATAAAGTCCACACCGATAGGAAGCCCTTTAAGGTATTCTTCTACGTCCTTTACGGAAACTTGAGCTTTGTAGTTGAAGACTCTGTAAACATCGTCTGCAACGTCTTTATAAGTCTTCAGATACTCTTCGTCGGCCAATACCTTGTCCAAGTATTCCTTGACTTTATCCAAGTTGAAATGCTTATTCATAGGCCACACTCCTAGAGCCATGAATGGCTCAGATAGTCCTGATATGGATGACTTTCATCATCATGATAAACAGACATAAACATACTGTAGGCAAGGTGAAATCCCATATCCATACCGCATCCTGAGACATATCTCTCACGTGCTATGCAGGCGATATAAGGTTTACCATCATCACCAATCAAAGGAACATAAGCAGAGATATGGCGTGTCATTCCTGAGCTGGAAACATGATTTAATACAGTGAAAATCCTCACTGTACCCGACTGTTTGATTGATTTTTCAAATACTTCTTTGAGCTTTTCTGTGCTCATTTCCCAATTTGACCAAGTTCTACGCATTTTTGGCCTCCTCTATAAAATAGGTTTAATCTATCTAAATCCTTACGTTATAAGGAAATAGTATGCCTTGATAATTATTGGTGATATTTTACTTGTAAAAATTGGTTATATCTGTATATAGTGTTTATTTTATACAGAAAATTACATCTCTCTCTGTTTCCTAAGAGATATATTTAAGAAAAATTTTTATTTTGAAAAGATTTATATACCTAAAGGTTTATAGGTATTAGATAGGATATTTTGATTATATATCATATATCCTATACTGTCAATATTTTTAATTATTTATAAGAGATATTTTTTAATTTTATATTGTAAACCTTATAGAGCAAAAAAGTTTACAATTTAGTTTTATATCAAACTATTTTAAGAAGTACTTAATTTTTCAAGAAATGAAAAACACTATATGCAGATATTACCAAATTTTACAAGTAAAATTACAGAAAGGAAAGGCGGGCCTACCTTCTCCTGATTTAAGCGAAGAACCGCGCCATTTTCTCCTGCTTTTCCTTCTCCTGCCTGTATCGGTTTACAGCCATATCAAGCTCGGTTTCATTCCTTTCTGCCTTATATTGAACCGCGCCTTTTTTCTCTGTGGCAGATAATGCTTTTCTGAAGTCTTCCAAGATTTCGTCCATACCTGTCTCCTTACAGATAGTTTTTCAACTCTCTCACAGGCGTATTTACAGGCGTTACAGCCTTTAATCGTCCTGTACGAACATTTATGAACTTTATAACGTATGAGCCGAAAATCACCTCATACTTATGACCGTTTACGGTTGTATAAATCCTTCCACCCATTTCATTCCCCTTTAGACTATTGTTACTTGCCATGTTCCTGTGTTGATATTGAACTCACCATACATGCCTTTGGCTTTTTCAACATCAGGTAATTCATGCCCGTTATAGGAGTAAACTATTTCTTTTTTCCTGATGGATACCGCCATAGGGATATCAAGTCCTGCGAAAATTGCATTTAGTCTTGATGTAGTTGTGGCTGTAGGATACCCGCAGTCAGATACTGTGATTTCCTTTGTATCTGTATTTCCTTTAACAATTTCATTACCCCACAGTCTATAACTGAAGATATTTTTATCGAAGATTAAATCGTCGCGATAACCTGCAGCATCCGGCTTATAACTTGATGACGTTCCCGAATGGAAACTTACACCAAACCGCGCCGCCTGTACTATGTCCTGCTCGACCTGTCTCATTCCCGGCCTCCTTTTTCTAGGGTTTCGACCCGCTTTTCAAGCGATTTAATATGCTGCTGCATACAGTCAATGACACCGACAGTACGCGACAGCCCGCCTGCGAGTTTATCAATTACAGCAGCCTGATTTTTCTGAGTATCAGACATGGTGTTGAGAATACCGAACAATTCTTTGACAATTTTTTCTGCTTCCATATTCACCTCTAATATAGGATTGATTTTAATTAACTAACTATTGTTAGTTAGTTTGTTTGTTTGTGTTGCTTGTATATATTATCTTTTTTGTACTTAAAAAGTACTAAAGATTTTTTAACTAACTATTGTTAGTTACTAACTAACTATTGTTAGTTAGTTTGTTTGTGTTGCTTGTATATATTATCTTTTTTGTACTCAAAAAGTACTAAAGATTTTTTAATTTTCTAACTAACTATTGTTAGTTAGTTTGTTTGTGTTGCTTGTATATATTATCTTTTTTGTACTCAAAAAGTACTAAAGATTTTTTAACAATTTTTATTAGTCATAACTAACAATATAACTAACTACCGATAGTTAGTTTGTAGTGTGGATAGTGTGGAAATATGGCCATATATAGAAGGAATTGAAAATTGAAATATAACAAAAAGTTATAAATTATTTTTAGTACTTTTTGCGACTTTAAAAGATAATATATACATAGACAATAAAAACTATGTTTCACGTGAAACAAAAAATTAAAAAAATCTTTAGTACTTTTTATGATTAAAAAAGATAATATATATAAATAATATTTATTGACATTTTTTATTTATTTTGATAGAATTGTGTTATAAACACGTGAGTTTCACGTGAAACAAATTAAACCTAATAAAGAGGCACAAAAAAATGAAAATTACACTTGAAACACTTAACAATCTTAATCAGTCGGCTATTATGGAATTATTCTATAATGAGTTTTTAAACTACGGTAAAAAATGCGCTCTATATGTCGCACGTAATCACGATATGACAATTACATATTGCGCCGATTATATAGCAAGCGGACTTTTTGACTTATTTTTAACACGTTGCGAAAAATTGCATTTAGAGGATAAAGGCGCCGGCCTTGAGTTTTCACGTGAAACAATGTTTTTTAGTTTTTTAGGCACTAAAAAACTTGTTAAAAAAATCATGGCTATGACTAATTACTCAAGTTATTTTAAGAATAACGCAAAGGCCTATAACACAAGCTTTAAAGATACTTTAAGTAGTGAGGCTATGGCAACATATTGCGAACAAATAGACGGCCCTATATATAGTAAAACTAATTATAAAGTTAAGGCCTATAAAAATAGTAAAAATAAATACTCCGAATATCGCAACGTAAAAAAAGTAAATGCACATATTATTGATATTGTGGACATCTTGGAACAAAAAGAAAATAGAACAAGTAAAAAAAATCTTTCTTTAGATAATGACTTGTTTGAGGGTGTATCTTTTAAGACTTCTATTGTGTCTTATTATCCAACGCCAGAGGAAGACTTACTAAACAAGTTATCACGTTTTTACAGTCACAAGACAGCACAGAAGATTAAAAATGATATTGCATATAGTAAACTTGAGGCTATAGGCGTTAAGATTGTTAATAACGTTGTTCTGACTCATGCCGATAAAATGACAGTACAAAACATTAAAAATAGACTAGGTCTCAAGGATTTAAAAACTAAAGAAATTTTGTACATTGTTAGTAACTACTAACAAACTAACTAACGATTGTTAGTATAAAAACTAACAGTCGTTAGTATTAGTTAGTGTTATATAACTAACAGTCGTTAGTTTCCTTCCGTTAGGCTTACCTAACAAATTTTTTTGAAGATGCGTACCCTTATCCCCGGGCGATTTTGGATTTTTCAGACCCACTATACATCTATATAGTATTCCTTCTAAATCACTTACCCGAAACCCTTCTTCAAAAATGCGTACCGTACTTAAGGTGCGCGATTATGCAGAAAAAGTAAATTAAATTGTGTACAATGTGTCCTTAAATGCGTGAAAACTTGACGATTATGCACCTTTATGCGAAAATATGTCAGAGCATAAAGGAGACTTGTCAATGACGGAAAAAGACAAAGATTTTAGAGAACTCGTACAAAAATGTATTGAAGCCTATAGAGAACTGCTTAATGTGGGGCTGGCCCTAGACTTATGCCGCGTACAGGGAAAGACCCGTACCTTTATTATCCGTGACCCGGAGTTTATTGTTGAAACAAGAGCTATCCGCGCCCAAAGTTACAAGGAAGAACTTGAAGAGGTCGAACAGATTTACACTGCAGCGGCCAAGCTTGGTGAAGGTGATAACTACGATGACTATGAAGGTGATGACGGTCGTTCAGGCGGAAAGGGAAAGAAGAAAAAGAGTCAGGTCGGAAACGACAAGGACGCACTTACTATGCAGCTTAAGGCTGCGACTATGCGCCGTGAACTTAAATCTCTTTCAGCAGAAGACAATACTGACAGTGAAGAGTCTACATTAAACTTTTTCTTCACAGCATTGACAAGGGAAGAAATGGAAGCTCTTAAGGAAGTTGAGGTCAATCACGGAACAGGTGATGACTCAGCTTTGATGGCTATGGGAAGCGAAGACTCAGAAGAAGACGTTGCTGTAAAAGCCAAGAAACGAAATGAAAAGAACAAAGAGCTCACAGGAAGTAATCTTACTGACAGTATAAAGGATATGACCCCTGAACAGAGGGAAGAGCTTATGATGGCCCTCGTTTCTGTGGAGGGTAAATAACTTGACACACCGTATCCACCGTATTATAATGGCATTATAGACGGAGGTCATAATTATGAGCGAAAACACTGTTCTTCTTTTACCACACCAAGAGCGTTTTATTCAGTCACCTAAACTGTTTACAGATATTAGATGGCATTTCTTACTAGCAGGCTACGGAGCTGGCAAAATGGAGTGGGTGGAGCAGACTATACCGACTCCTGAAGGCCCTAAGCGTTTTGGAGACCTTAAGGTTGGTGACAAAGTATTTGCAGTGAACGGTAGACCTACAACGGTTACAGGCGTGTATCCTAAAGGCAGACAGGATGCTTACAAAGTTACATTTTCTGACGGGCGCTCAGATATTTGTGGTAGAGAGCATATGTGGGGAGTCTACTATTACAGCCACTCAGGATTTAAGTATAAGGTCATAGAGCTTGACGAAATGCTTAAAAAAGGCGTGCGCCGTTCTGACCCAAGATATACAAAAGCAGGCGGTAAGCCTAAGTACTGGATACCAGCCTCTCCTGTGTGTTACTATCCGAATAAAGAACTTCCTGTAGACCCATATGTACTAGGTTCATTTATAGGTAACGGTTGCCTTACTCTTCCTTACCTGACAATATCTTCTAATGATGAGTGGCAGGTGTCAAAAGTTTCAGCATTGTTGAAAGCAAGCTATAAGAAACGAACAAGTTCATATAGCTGGGTATTGTATCGTGACGGGCATATGATAAGGACTCAGGATATTATACCTGAGGGATTGTGTTGTCTTGCAGGGGAAAAGTACATACCTGACGCCTATAAGACAGCCGGAGTTGAACAGCGTAAGGAACTGCTTCAGGGATTGTTTGATACAGACGGTTCTGTTGATAATTCAGGAAACAGACTGCATGTTACTTATTCTATAACATCTAAAAGACTTGCTGATGATATACGTGAGGTATTACTGTCATTAGGTATCGTATCTACAATCCGTCTCGATAGGCGTGAAGGCAAGAATGACTGCTACGCGCTCTCAGTGAACTGTGCTCAGGAACAGAAAGCGTGGCTTTTCTCTCTGCCTCGTAAGCTTGAGCGGATTACCTCTTTTAAGAGAGCAGATAAGAGAGATTATAGCCGCGTGGCTATATACAGTATCGAAAAGCTTCCACAACAACTGGAAATGCAGTGCATTATGGTTGATGACCCGGCACATCTATACCTTACAAATGAACATATCGTTACACACAATACACGCAGTCTTGCAATAAAGATACTGGACGCTATTCAGGAACTTGACGGAGACAAGGACGAAGGTGGATTGTATGCAAAGCTCATAGTAGGTGGTTACACCTATGCACATCTTGAGCAGACCCTGCTCGTTGATTTCAGGGCCTATCTTGATAACTCTAAGACACCGTATCACGAAGATACTAAAAATCATGTATTTACTGTAGGAACGGTACAGGTATTTGTAGTTCAGCTTCTGGAACCGGGAAAGATTTTCGGACAGAGCTGTTACGCAGCATATCTTGACGAGGCGGACGAGCTTCCTGAAGACGTAATGATTGAGGCTATGAAGTCTGTCTCACAGCGTATCCGTCAGATAATGCCTAATCACCGTTCTCCATACATTATGGCTGCTTCTACAGCACAGGGAATGAAGGGCTTCTACCGCCTCTACTGTCACTATAAGAAGTCGGGCATCGGTTTTGTTCTGACCCGCGCCCGTACTCAGGATAACTGGTACCTCCCGAAAGAGTATATCTTAGACCTTTGGAAAAACTTTACAGAGACTGAGAGAAAGGTATATATGGAAGGTGCGTTCCTCTCTGTCACTCAGGGTCGCGTTATTCCCGGTTTTGACTGGAATAAGAACTTTGCCCCGGATAGCAATATGGACTTGGAGCTTCGAAGGGGAGAAAGAGTCTACATCGGTCAGGACTTCAACTCAGGCTACAACAGAGGTTCTGCGTGGGTTGCAAGGAACGGAACGCTGCACTGTATTAAAAGATACGATTTCCCTGAGACGGATGATATGCCTAACATCTACAGATACGATTTTCCTGAACAGGATATCTTTTGGCTACCTGATGTAACCATACACGAACAGTATCCTCATTTTGCACGTGATTTGAGAAGGAACGATATACATATCATCCACAGAAGTAAATCCCCTCTCGTAGAAGACTCGTGCTTCCTCATATCAAAGCTGTGTGCTCAGGGACGTATTATGATACACTCACAGGCAAGGGAAGTAGCTGAAGCATTTTCTACTGCCTCTCGAGGAAAGGATAACAAAATCCCTAAAGGTGTGGGCCCTAACTCGCCTATCCACGATATAGACGGTGCTCGATACGTGTGCTCATACCTCGCTCTTATCCTGCCTGAGTTTAAGGACATCAGAAAGGGTATTATGTCTCACCTTGCTTCATTCCGCGCCGGGGCAGAGGAAATGGAAGAACGTCTATCTGCTGTAGGACAGATAGGTGCAGGCTACACAAGGATTGAAGGCAGAGCCTTTACAGAACGTGCATAACGGCTTATAATGTGACTGGACAGGAATAACCGTGTAGCGGGGACAACTAGTTCGACTGAAAGGAGAACGTAATATTATGACAAAACTCTCAAGACAGAACGTAGGCGGAATAGATTACACAATGGTAGGATGTACACTCACAGGAGTGTGTGCCTCAGCTGCCTCAGACTACGTAAAGGCTGTAACTCTTTCAGACGGGGACATACTGTCTGACGGAATGTATGTAGTTATTACGTTCGCCAACGGAAACACCGCAGGGACTGCTCCTGCCTCTTTGACAATTTACTCCTCTGACCAGACAAACTATTACTCTGATTCAGGTTTGACACAGCCTTTTACCTTAGCTCCTTCAGGCTGCTGTGAGATTGAGTACACAGGTACAGGAAACGCATACACATATACATCATATCCTGTTATACAGATTGAAGGTGTAACTGCACCTTTGTGTGATTCATGTGGTAAAAAGACTTCAGGTGCTGTCTGGGATGCAGGGGACACTGTTCTCATGCTGTACTCAGGCAATAAGTTTATGGTTATATCAGGTCTCACAAATGTCGTTACAGCAGGCAGTAAAAAAGCTGTCACAAGTGGCGGAGTTTATTCTGCTTTACACGGCGCAAATATTGCATCGAGTGTTTTTACAGTTACAGCCAACTGGATTGCAAATCATACTACTGACATAAGAAAACTTGGTAATTTTCTTGTATGCAATATTTTTGTTCAGGTTACGACTACACAAACTTTGTCTAGTGTAGCCAAAATTGCTGAATTATCAATTAAGCCTCAAAGTAATATTCGTGTACTAGGTGCAGTTGAAAGTACAGGCGCTGCTGTAAAAGTGGAAATAAATCCACAAGGAGAAGTTACTGTTGCTCCATTTACAGGAAGTGTTAGCGTTTCGGGATATATAAGATTTGAGAGCATAATTTTCCCAATAGCGACAAGTTAGAGCATTGTCAGTCTTCGCCATCAAAGGTGAGGTATATAGTTGCAGAGCAGGCTGATTGCCTGTATAATACAGCTATTGACTGTTTTCCGCCCGTGTGAAAGCTGTGGCCTCAGTTTAGCACTGGCACTATAGGAGCTTTATATGGCATATAATAGTGATGTATGGCGACAGATTGAGAAGTCTGGAACGTCAAACTACAGAAAAGACAATGTTACAATAGTTCGCAATACAGACTCATTTAAGGCTATGCCTCTTAAAACACAGGAAAGCATAAATGCTAAGATTGCTAATGCAGAGCTTCAGAACGTAAAGAAGGTCATGCCTGATGTTATGTCGGCAACAGAGGTGAGAGACCGTGTGCACTCACGCCTTACACCTGTCATTTTGAACTCATATCACTCAAAAGGCTCTGTAATCTCCCGTGTGTCAGACATTATGCCGGGCTTAGGTGTTCCTCGTGCGGCCCCGGGCCCACAGGGATTTGGTGACGGCTATGTAGGAAACTACACAAGCGGAGCCGGTATGCCGGGAACTGACCCTGCCCACGACCTTCAGATTGTACCGAACGTATGGATATCTCCGGGAGAAGCCAATGCTATTTACTCTCAGAAAGGTATCCCTGAACTTATCATCAAGAAGAAATCACAGTCTATCCTCATAAACGGTGTTCGTATCCGTAACCCTTACTTTAAGCCTGAGTGGATGGACAGAATACGTGATAATATGATTAAGCACGACCTTGCTGACCATATCGCACAGGCTACAAACTGGTCGCTTGTTTACGGCGGCTCGTTGATGTTTCCTATGTTTAAGGAAGACTCACCTGTTTCTATGCACCTTCCTATGCGGGCTCTGCTTAAGGCAGGTATTGTAAAGAAGAATTGTATTGACCGTTTCGTAACCCTTGACCGCTGGAACGTTATCCACATTCCACAGTGGAACCCTACAGCGGCTGACTTCCTAAACCCTAAAGAATATTTCATTCCGTTCCTCGGATGCGATGTATCAGGAGACAGATGTGCACGTGTTGTAACAGCTCCACAGGCAGGTTACCTTGGAAACATTATGACTCTTGGATGGGGTATCTCGGATATGAACGGCTGGTACGAAAGCGTACTCAACTATATGACAGTAATGAGCACAATTCCTACAATGATTAACCAGATGTCTATTCTGGCACGTACAATCAATGTAGACGGAGTACTCGCAACTGAAGGCGAGCTTATTCTTGATGAAGTTGCAAATCAGGACACAATCCGTGTGAGACATTCTTCAACTGTTGATGACCCTATCAATCTTGACGTAATCGGTAACCTTCAGGCTATTCAGCGTGACTTCAAGGAAGTTCCTGAACTTATGCGCCTTATAAGACAGGACTTCTGTGCAAGGGCCAATATCCCTGAGGAACTTATCCTTTCTTCTGAAAGAGGCGCTTTCTCATCAGGAGATACTACAGAAGGTGCCCTTGAAAAGCAGTGGGAGGCCATCAAGTATATCCACAAGGATGTTGCAAGACAGCTTCGCTACATCACATACCTTATCGTTATTGATGCTCTCGGTGTTGACCGTGAGGTTATGAAGTGGCTTCCTTACACCACAATCGAGTTTGATAACCCTGCTCTTACAGACGCAGCTAAGAAAGCTGACTTCTTCAAGAAAATGACTGAAGGATACTTCAACGAAGTATCAGGTCTTATGCCTGCAGGAGACGCTCTCGCAATCGCAGCTGCTGTCGGTGAGACTGACTTCCCTATTGACTCAGACGTTATTGAGGAGCTTAAGAAACGACAGAAGAAACTCGACGCTCAGGCTGACGAGAAACACGAGCTTGAAATGGAGCTTCTTCGTGCACAGATTGAACAGACTCAGAACGCTGCCTCTCAGCCTTCTCCTGCCTCAGATAGTAAAACCGCGCCAAAGCCTAAGAAGGACGATGACGGTAAGGGACACAGCTATGACTCGCGCCTTCAGCAACGCCAAAGCGAGCATGTGTCAGCACATGGCAAGACTTTTGAGCGTATACAGAAAGCCCAAAATGCCTAACTAACGGTAGTTATTGACAATATCTATATTAAGGGAGTAGAATAATACTATGGTAGTTCGTATTCACGACGGAAATGAGGTGTATGAGACAGAAGCCGACGACTGCGGCTCAAAGCCTTATATTGCCATCAAAAAATGCAGAATGTTACGCTCAGGTATCCAGCTCTACACAAGGGACGAAGTTCCACAGGAGCTTTTGAATGAGTTGCCTGAAGAAAAGCGTAATCAGAAAATATTCAGAGTATACCGACGTCCTGAGGCTATTGTAAAGCACCTCAAGGACTTCAATTACATCCCGCTTGCAAATAATCACCCTGATGTGGACATTACTCCTGACAACAGAAAAGAGTATGAGGTAGGACGTGCCGGAGGACTGGCAGGTCTTGTTACACTTAAAGATGGAAATGTCTATGTTGAAAACGACCTTATCTTTGACGACAGGGTAGCTTACAATGAGTACGTAAACGGAAAGCGCGAGCTTTCAATCGGACTTCAGGCTGTATGGAAAGTCTCAGACTCTCCTGACTATGACTTTGAGGTTCCTGATTTTACAAACGTAAACCATGTCGCCCTAGTTACAAGAGGACGTGCAGGCCACGAGGCTAAAGTAATGGATACTATGGCGGCAGTCAGCCGTTCCATTGATATAAACTTCCGGGAAAACGGAACAGGAGGATTTGGTATGAACTTTCTGAAAATGTTCGGTATCGGCAAGACAAAGGACGCTGCCACTTTCTGCCTCAGTAAGGCAGTTATGGACTGTGCCGCTAAGCTTGCTGTGAAAGGTATCACAGAAGACGAAGCCAATGCAGAAGTAAAAGCTGTAATGGAAAACGTAGTTCGTCTTGGTGATAGTGAAGACCGCAAGGTTCTTACTGGTATGGTTCGTGATGCTTTGGTAGGAGCTGAAGAGCTCAACGGAGCAGACGAAGAAGCAAAGAAGAAGGTTTGCGACGCACTCGACGCTCTCTACAAGAAGTGTCAGGACGCAGACGACGAAAAGGCTAAGGCTGCTGTCGAAGACGCCTTGAAGGGTAAAGAAGACCTTAAAGATAAGAAAGACGACAAGAAGCCTGAAGACAAGAAAGACGACGAAGGCAAGAAGGAAGAGGGCAAGGCTGAAGACGGCTGTGGCTCTCAGAAAGATACTGCCGAAGTTGTCGCTGAAGCTGTAGCTAAGGCACTTGATGCTCAGAAGCTCGATGACAAAATCGAAGCTGCCGTAGCTAAAGCTCTTGGTATCGGAAAAGAAAAGCCTGAAGCTAAGGGTCAGCAGACTGACTCAGCTGGTGCAGGTTTCTCAGCAGAAGACCTTGCTATTGATGCTTGGAACCGCTAAGGAGGATAAAAATGGCATACACTACACCGGGTGCTAAACTTTCTGTTACAGGACAGAAAGTATGGAGAGGAACCGATAAGTCAAACGGCATTTTGATGCTTGGTGACAGCGTTCCTCATATTGAAACTTCATATTCTAAAATGGAGCTTGACTCAGACCTTGAGACTCTTGGCCTGCCTTTTGTTCCTTTTGGAAACGCAGTTTGGTACGATGACAACGACATCGCAAACAAACAGTACGCTACAATCCACGGCTCAAAGCCTTCAGATGGCGGAAGCTTCGCTGGCGTTATGAAGTATGAACAGGGAGTTATGACTGGCTTCCCTATGAACGACAAGAGCGGATACGGAAACGGTATCATGCCTCATATGAAGGGAACTCTCATCAAGAGAGGCTTCGTATGGTACAAGGACTGTTTCGCTGAAGCTGCAGGAGCAACAAAGCGTGATTTCAAAGACATCACACGCAATATGTGCCTCTTTGCACGTAACGCAGGTGGTTTCCCTGTTCTCGCTGTTCCAACAAGCTTCTCAAACGGTATTCCTGTTCTTGCAAACTGTACTTATGTAGGTTCTATCGAACAGCTTGAACCTGAAAATGAGTCAGTTCTCATCAACATTGGTTTCAATTATGCTGTGGCTGCTCCTGAAGCACTCACACCATCTACCTAATCTGTAGGAGGATAAAGAAATGGCTATTATTACAGCAGCTCACCGCATGAGCGACTTTGCAAGTAAAGCTGAAGCTTACCTCACAGCAAACCACGCTGGAAAGATTGACGCTTCTTCTTGCCGCATCCACATTGGTGCAAACAAAGACGCAGGCCCGGGACTTGATGCCCGCTGGCGTCTCACAGGTATGGCTCGCAACGCCACACCACTTTATATGGAACTTCCTGAAAAAGTTCTCAGCAAGGCTATGATTGCTAACCCTGACGCTGTTTTGGGTGGGGACACCTTCAAGACAAAAGTTACTGATGCAGCTAACGACTTCATTCAGAACGCTATTCAGGGCATGATGGACGCAAAGGGAAAGACATTCGAAGAAGCTAAAAAAGCAGTATTCGATGCTATGCCTCTTGTAGGCTATCGTAACCCTAAGACACACGAAATGGAAGCACAGCCTTACATTAAGGGTGTCACAGATGCTGATATCAACAGTATGCAGGTTCCATTCTGGAACATCTCATATCTCAACAAGATTTACAAGCAGCCTATGTTGCAGGGCTACGCTAAACATCTTGTAACAGAGATTGGCGTTCCAAACGTATGGGCTGACGCAGTGTCAATTTGGACACAGAGCTTTGAGGGTATGGCTCGTATCGCTAATGTTGCTAAGACTACAGGTCAGCACAACATCAACGAAGCAGCTAAGACTCGTACTCATCAGATGATTTCTGAGTTCGTAAACATGGTAGCAGACTTTGAAACAGCACCTGCAGACCAGATTTACGGAGCACTCTCAGGAAACCCTCTGACAAACGCTGCTATCGGCGAAAACGAGAAGTACACTCGTTTCATGCTTGAACAGCTCCACAACGCTCTGATTTACTTCGGAGACGGTTCTTCAGGATTTGAAGGTCTTGCTCAGCAGACAACTGAAATCCAGTGGAATGAAGCTCCATTCGAGTACATCTACGAAGACCCAACAAACGCAACAAAGGGTGCTGACATGCTCGAAATGCTCAACTACCTTATCGGTGGCTGGCTTGAAGAGCTCAACTTCCTGCCTACAAAGGTACGCATTTGTTGTTCTCCAACAATGTACAAGTGTCTCAAGTGGTCATTGACTTCTAAAGTCTACAACCAGTCAAGCCCATTGAAGTTCATCAATGAAGCTTTCGACTCAAATGGACAGAAGTTCATGTCTACAACACCTGTAAAGCAGATGGACAACTTCCAGCGCATTTATGAGTTCTGCTCAGACCCAATGCTTTCTGCTACAGACAGCAACAAGGGTATCATCAACCCATTCAACGACGACGATACAGACTTGATGTATGTAACATTCCCTGAGTTCCACTCAGATATGTCAGACACAGGTCTCACAGACGTTGTAATGGCTCCTGTTGCCTTTGACAATATGGTACTCCCATACTTCTATGGCAACAGCCGCGACGGTCAGGGAAGAACAATGATTAAGCGTGTCGGCTCAATCCTCTGCCCTGTAGACGGAGCTGTAAAGGTAATCCGTGGTATCGGAAAGAACCCTAACTACACACCGTCGACCTAATCGACTGTAAGCCGCAGCGGGGACGGCGGCTTCCCCGCATAGGAGTTACAAATGGCAAACAAATATATTCAGAATACTTATTCTGCTGATATTCAGATTGTCCTTAAGAAGGATGGTCGTTTTGAAAGAAACGTAGTGTTCTCACACTATGTTTTCAACCGTGCAACAGGTCAGGTAGAAAATGACGGTTACACAGAGGTTGACGAAGAGCTTTTTGAACGTCTTCAGAAAGACGTATGCTACAATGTTCTTGTAAAGAAAGGAAAGCTCGTAGTTCACGACGAAGCACCTCTCAGAGCAGGAAGCTTCACTCAGATTATGGAAATGAAAGCTCGTATCAAGGAACTTGAAGACGAGAATAAGGCCCTTAAAGCTGAGCTTGACGCCCTTAAAAGCGACAAAAACAAAGGCGACGCTTCAACTGAAACTGCTGACGACGGACTTGACAAGCTTAAGCTTGACGAGTTGAAAGCTAAGGCAAAAGAGCTTGGGCTCGATGCTGAAGCTCTCACAAAGAAGGCTGACGTTGTAGCGTTAATTCGCTCTGCTAAAGCAGCTGACGAAGGAGCTGAAGAGTAATGGAAGCAGTTTTTCCTGACGGAAAACCACTTCGCATTAACCGGGAGGATTTCAGGAGACAATTTCTGACTTCCTTCCCAAAGCTTGCAGGGCTTGATAACAACAGTGCTTCTGAGGCGAACAATATCATAGACGGGGCTATAGAGTCTGTCTATGATATTTTTACAGGAGTTGCGACACTGTGGAACCTGCAGGACAGGCAGACGTGGTTTGACAAAACTAGACGCTGTTACCTTTACCTGACTGCTTGGTACATAGCGGACATGTACCCTAAGTATGTTGCAGGGGTTACAGTTATGGGAGCTGTCCCTCTTAAAGAGAAAAAGATTGGTGGCGTGGACATTAAGTTTGACACCGAGTTCTTAAGCTCAGGAAGAGGTTTAGACGTGCTCAAGGGCCTTTTATCAAATCCTTTTGGTAAAATGGCATATATGATGATACAGACTTGCAGTAAGCGTATAATGCTGCGGTAGACTATTTCTAAGGTCTGCTTCTTCTGCCCTACGCCGTCTATGGGCAATCAATGAGGAGGTAGACCTTAGAAATAGTTTACTAAGGCTATATGGCATATATAGTGTTTGACAAAGTGCAAACTTTGTAATACACTTTATATATGCGTGGAAGATTTAATGACCTTACTGGTCAGGTTTTTGGTAGACTCTTAGTGCTTTCACAGGCACCAAGAATTAAAGGACGTATTGCTTTTAAGTGTTCTTGCACTTGTGGTAATACTATTATAGTTACATCTAAGTCTTTGTTGTCGGGCAACACACGCTCTTGTGGCTGCTTGTTCAAAGAGCAGCTTAGTAAGCGTTCAACTAAACATGGTGAACGCTGGTCTAGGCTCTATGGTATATGGCTTGGTATGCGCTCAAGGTGCAACTCTAAGACACATACCTCATACAAGCTTTACGGTGGCAGAGGTATTAGTGTTTGTTCTGAGTGGGACGATTTTTGTACCTTCAGACAATGGGCTCTATCAAACGGATATAAGCCTAATTTGACACTAGACAGAGTAGATGTGAATGGAAATTATTGTCCTGAGAACTGTCGCTGGGCTGACTGGGAAACTCAGTGCTATAATAAGACTAATACGCGCTTTTTGACGTACAAAGGTGAAACTAAACCTTTGAGAGTATGGGCAAAACAATTCGGTATTAAGCCTAGTACCTTGCGTGGCAGGCTTGATATTATGGGGTGGAGTGTTAGTAAGGCACTAGAGACAGCTGTTCAGGTGCACAAATAATTTTTGGAGGATAGTATGGCAGATAGTGTGTATGGGGACATGCTTATGTTCTTTCCTGAGCTTTTTCAGAATGTGCCATACTATGAGCGTGAGCCTAAGGTAGGCGCAGGATATACTGAAGTTGCTTCAGGCTATGAAGATGTAATCATTATGCCTGAGAAAACACTCACAGCAGCCTTAGGCGGAAGAGCTCTTGCTGAGTCTGCATCAGATGTTCTTGACTATAAGGATAAGGAGTACGTTTGGGTTTCTTCTGACTCTCCTATTAAAGTCGGAACATTCTTAATGGACTTGGAGAAAGGAAGACTTGTGCGCCTTGTAGGAAGAGCTGAGTGGGGCCTATACGGCGGCTTTACACGCTTTGATTTCGAAATTGTACAGGGTACTACTTCTGAGCCTGACAGGGAACATACAGGCATTATTAAGGGGAAGTTCTAATGGCAGGATACGTAAGATACGAACTTGAAAACGAACAGACTCTTAAGGCACAGTCACAGGAAGTCCTTGAAAAGACTGCAATCGGGCTCGGTTTTGAGTCCGCTAGAAAATCAATCAACATTAAAATACGCTTCAAAAAAGGCGCCTCGCACAGGAGCTGGAACTCAGGCAGTATGCTGCTTTCGCAGGAACTTGCCATGTATTTAGTCAGCGGCTTCAGGGCAGGCAGAAAACGTAAGCGTGTACCTGCTCGTCCTGTCTTTGACCAGTACTTGGACAGCTACGCTGACAGGCTGCACGACATATGCGTCAGGGCCTTCAGAACAAGCGGAACGATTAAGGAACGGGCTGAAAGAGCTGGTAATGCTGTGCTTGCAGACTTTAAGCACCTTATCTATGAAGGAAGCTTTAATCTTGCACCTAATACAGGAAAATATGCAAAGCGTAAAATGGGTGCAGGCCTTGGTGATACACCCCTTGTAGCCACTAAAAAACTTTTTGAAGATTTGGAGGTTGTAATCGAATGATAAAGACGGATGAGTTCGAGAACATCAACATGACTAATCTTCGTGACGTTCTTGCCAAAATATTCTTTGGGGAAGAGTGGGAAGCGAAGAAAAAATATGTTGTTCCTTTGCAGGGAAACTGGTATAATCCTAGTCAGGGGCAAAAGCTTGATAATTGGATAGGCTATGTCATTGATACCTGCAAAACAGGTGTTGCGATTGTAAATCGCGGGGACGACGGCAGACGGTACTACAGAAATGCACAGACTACCATCCACCTGTCTTTTATAGGCGTGGATGCAGAAACACTTGTGCAATCTGTACTCTTTTGGCTTGTTCGAGAAGATGTCAAAAAACTGCTCGACGACAAGTACAAGGGAGTTATAAACAACAAAGAGTTCGAGATTTACTCGTCTCTTTATGAGCAGGAAGGCTTGAACAGTACGCTGTGCTGGAACGTAGAGTTTTCCCTGCAGCATAATATTTTGCTTGACTCGGAAAGTCCTATCCTGCGTAAGGCAGACATTTCCGGCAATATAATTATTGGAGGTTGAAAATGGCAGACGATTTTCTCGGTTCTATTGCTCAGGAGGACGTACAGTTCGTCACTGAAGTTGTAAAGACCGTAAATCCCGGCGATAACTTCAAACACCTCGTAGTATATACTGACGACAGTCAGATTGCTTCGGGTGCAGTTATGGCCAATGTCAAAAACCCTGAAGGTACTGTTGTAGCTACATATGCAGAAGTAACTGCTGAAAGCTATAAAAATATCGTACAGGGTGAACTGCTCGTTTGGCTGACAGACTATTTCAGTGCCGGAGGCAACGAGTCTGTCTTTGTAGTAAATGCACAGAATGGTGAGGCAAGCCTCACTAAGGCGCTTCTCTCTGCTGCTTACGCTGCTACACATCAGTGGGGATGGTTCAAGACAATTTGTGTCGAAGACGCAGATGTGTCTACAATGTTCCACCTTGACCCGGATGCAGCAAGCTGGCTTGCAGAGCTTTGCTCTACAGATAAGCTCCTTTCTTCTGCTCCTTTGTATCCAATGTCAATGCCTGTAACTACAGGTGAGTTCACAGATACAGCATACCTTGCAGTTAAGGCTGCAAACTTTGATGCCTTCTGGGTATATCACCTTCCTGTAGCACAGCCTGACAGTTCTTATGTTGTACATAACGGAGCTCTTATTGCTCTTGGTATTGCTCTCAACGTGATGAACGCGAGCGGTACTTATGTGGGTAACTCATTTGATATGGTTAATACCACAGCAATCACAGCTTCAGGTATTGACGGTGGTGCGCTCGACGCTACTACTCAGTCAATCCTTAAGGGAGCAAATATTAACTTCTTCAAGTTTGTTGGAGACACTACAGGAGCTGTAGCTCTTCGTGGTGGAAAAACAGCCTTGAATGATGTTATGTCGGCTGCTTGGATTGTGAACTTCTGTAACTACTACAATAAGGTTATGGTTGCAAACTATATGTCACGTAGAAACATATTCAAGTCTTCTGCTACATATGATGTAATCCTTTCAATCTTAATCAAGACAGTTTCACGCTTCGTGACATCAGGAAGACTTGTAGGATTTGCTCTTACAGCTCCGGCTTATGCTGACCTTCCTCCTGCTGCAAACGATGAAATCATAGTACCAAATGCTTGGCACGCAACCTATCAGGATGATTTGCGCTCTGTCAAAGTTTATGGTACACTGTATATCTAAGGAGGAATGAGGTATGGATAATCAGAACGCTTCATACATTGTTCAGAACGCAGGTGCAGCAACCATTTCGTACAGTTACCCTAACGAGCTTGTAGGCCCGGGAGATGATAATAAGCTGTCAGCAGGTACTTCTGTAGCCCTTACAGGCTTCAAGCTGAACAGTAACTATCTTGACACACAGCAGGCTATTGATAACTCGTTTATCATTCCTCTGCTTAACGGCGGTTCTATTCAGATTACAAATGATAATACTTGCGGTAGCATGATTATCAGTGCAATCAGAACAGACACAAAGCTCGAGTCAGGAGATGTTGTTGCTATCGCTTCTGCTCAGCGTAAAGTTGCAGGCGGTGACTCAATCGGTGCAGACATCATTGTTTCATTCAGCTTCAACAACACACTCTACAAGGTTCAGTTCTTCAACTGTACCGTTGCACAGTGTAAACCACTTGCGCTTGCAGGTAACGACGCACCAGACTACAGTGTGAGATTTAACTTCTCTCATTGGGACTTTGTATAATCTAATATAAGGAGACGGCACTTATGGCAGACACAGCAATTACAATGAGTCCAAGTGATGTGAACAGCATCATTGATGACTATGCAAAAAACAGAGCAGTTACCGCAGGTATTACTGTGGAACTCTCAGGAGTAAACGAGATTGACCCTCTCGCTTTACTCCGCGTTATGAGCATCAAGCAGCCGGGAGTTGATGACCTCGCTCCTGTCTGCGAAGATATGCTTGACGGAAGAACTATTAAGTTCAAGAATAATGGTCAGGACATCTATCATCCTGTTGTGTACAACAGAGGAAGCGGTAATAAACTCGCTATGATGTTCACAGACGCAGTTTATCTGTACGATATTTTGCAGCAGACAATCTATGCACTACTGCTAAAAAAACTAACGCCGCATTTAGAAAGCTCGAACTAAGTACGGCGTATGACAGACCGAAGACTAAGAAGGCTACAAGGCTTTCTAAACCGAACACCGCAGCAGAAGCCTTACGGCTTGCCTTCGGTGCTTCGAAGCCTTCGAAAGCCGAGCTGGTGCACAAATATCTTGGCACCTATCTGTTTTTGTACTATAAGTATAAAGACTACTTTAAGAGTGTTCCGTCCAGTCTGGACGATATGATAGACGGACTAATCTATATCCACCTGACGACACGGGAAGATTAAGTCCCAAGGAGGCGTTCCCGTGGCAGTAAATGATATAGAACTTAATGTCGGTGTCAAGTTAAATGAAGATGAGTTTCTCTCTGCTTACGAAAGCACCCTTCGCAAAACATCAACAGCAACACAAAATATAGTCTCAAGCGCCGTAGAAGATTTAACAGGGCCAGCAACCAAAGGATGGCAGACTCTTCCATACATGTCTATGCACGACGCAGAAGCAGGTAACAGAGCTACTTCAAAAGCTTTTATTGCCAGCTTAGCTGAAGACTTGAATAAGGCAGGCATTACACCACAGTCCCAAGGCTATGAGGCAGCCATGATAAATGCTGCCTACAGAAGTTCTATTCCTGACATAACAGAGCGTTTTAGACGCTTAAGAGCAGAGGGATATTATGAGCAGGCAGCTTTAACTGCTCCCGGCTCTGCACTCGCTAACGCTATCGAGTCTGACTATGCCCTCATGGAGCAGGGATGGTCAAGAAACTTTATCAGTTCCCGAACAGGTGCTAATGGACAAAACGAGGCTTTCATAGACTTTGAAGGTATGCGTGACTATGCCGTTAACGAAGGTCTCGGTAGATGGATTGATGATGACTTAGAGCATACAGCAGATAATTTTGAACTCATAGACAATACACTTGAGGACATCAAAGAAAAATCTGTTGCCACTAAGAAAGAGTTTTTAGACTGGGGTGACTCACTCAAAGGTGTTCTTGGAGTTCTTACGGCGATTGGAGGAGTTGCTGTAGGTGCATTGGCTAAGACAGTACTACACGCTGAAAAAGGTACTATTGCTGCAGGCGGTGAACTTGATAAACGAAGAGCGTTTATCGGTATGTCTGCTCTTGATGAATTGCAGACTAAAGTTGCAAGCCGTTCTATAGGTCTCGGAGAAGACTCTATCAAGAACGAAATATACTCAATGTCAGACGCTATACAGCAGTATAAACTGCTCGGTCAGGGAGACGCCCTTCCTTCTTCTCTGCTTGGTATCTTTGACAACCTTATGAACTCTGACACTCCGTATGAGACATATAAAACCTCAGCTGACGAGTTGTATAGCAGGCTCAAGGCTATGCCTACAGAAGAGAGACAGCGTACACTCATGCTTATGAACAAAATGGGACTTGGTACAATGTCCAGTCTCATTGGTCAGTTTCTGTCAAATGAAACCTACGCTAAACAGTACGGTACTCCTTCTGCTTTGTTTAATCTTGAGTCTAACCCTTATTACAATACATATCAGCAGGCAGAGTTACTGCTCCCAGATATAACAAAACTTAATGAAAGCCTCAAAGCTTCATATAACAGAATGTATGTAGCTTGGGAAGAGACTTTTGGTATAAAGTTTAAGGGCTGGTGGGACGACGTTATGAAAGATAAAGTCGTTCCGTGGTTCGAAAAAATACTTGGATATCTTAGCGGAAGTTCTGAAGAAAACGGCTCTTTTGCAAATGATGTAGGAGACGCTGTATCTAGGTTCAATACTAATCTTGCTGCAGCAGAGGCTAAAATGGCTGTAGCAGGTGCGAACCTGAAGGACGCAAATCCTTGGGTAAGCGCCGCAACTAGTATTGTATCAGAAATACCTGCAGGAACAATTCAGCTTCCTCAGGGTCTGCGTGCTGCTAATGCAGGTATACTTAATTGGGCAGCACCTGTATACAGTATAAACGAGTACGACCCAAGTAAGTTTTTCTATGCCGTAGAAAGAGCCTCCGATACTAAGAGTACTGTAGGCAGTCCATCTTCTTATGATAAGCTTGGTGAGAATGAGATAGAGTTTGCTTACAGAGCAGGTATCCTCACAAGATGGGCCGAACGTACAGGAATTGCTAAAGATGTCAGTGATTATGAATTAGGACAGTTAACTGAAGCAGGTGTACAGAAGCTTTACGCTGCTATGCAGGTAGGTAGGGCTTATATGTTATCAGGTAACTATGACGCAACTTTATCTGCCTTTGAGAGCCAGAGTATGGTTAACTCGGACTATTTCAAGATAGTAGCTACATATTTGGCAGAGCACCAAAGCGAATACCGTGGCGACACTGAACGTATCAGAGAAATTAAGATACGCTTACTCGACCCACTCGGAAAAGACTTGCCTATAGAGGTTATGGACGCACTCGAGACAGCTGCCGGAGGTGTAGATTTCTACACAGAAAATAACAGCTTACAGAGGTAGGAGGATTAAATGAGTAGCATTATAGATAAAATAGCAAACGCAGGCAAAGACTTTGCGGCTAAGACTGGCTCGAACATACTGGAAGATTTCGGCAATAAGTCTGTTGCGGCACTCATAGGTATCAGTGCTGAGGCACTCGAAAATGTAATCACTTCCCTGCAGCAGCCTTCTCTCTGCTTTATTCCTATAAAGAGTGAGTCGCTGGCTATGGAACGTAACGTAGATATTGGTACTACAATGTTGATTTCACAGGCAGACCAGAAAAAGGACTACCTTACAGACAACACTGCACCGCGCCCACGTGTTTGGACAGGAAGCGGCTATATCTCTTCTCTGTCTCCTATGCTCGAAAACGGCCTGTTGATTAAGCCTACTGTTCAGGTTCAGCAGGCCATACTTGACGCAGCGGCTGACTCAAGACAGGCTGTCAAGTTTAAGACAGATACAGGTGAAATTGTAGATGTTCTTGTTCAGCGCCTGCATATAGCTTCCACAACAAAAGGTGCTGGCGTAAAGCAGGTAACATACACAGTGCAGGAAGTAAAGGTTCTTCAGAACTCTGTACTGCTTGGAACTTTAGACGAGGTACTCGGCAAAACCGCTGTCGGCTCAATTCCTGCCCGTGCGATAACCAACCTCGGACAGTCTTCTATATTCAGTTCAACTGTAGTGAACGTAGCATCTAAAATGCTCGGATTTTAGGAGGTAATATGGTACTGGAATGTACAACTTTCAGGGCAGTAAATACTGCTATTAACGATAACGAAGACGAGCTCAAACAGATATTTACAGCCGGTTCGTTGTCGTTAATCTGCACACTTAGATTTGACCGAGACGAGATTTCAGATACTTACAATCACTGGATATGTAGCCTTGAGGTAGTATCAGATACTGAAAATATTCCTGAGCGAAGCCTTACACTGTACCCTAATACACTTCACTTTGAAGGTGATGCGTTGTATACTGTTTCTGTAACGAGCAAGCTTGAGAGTATAGGACACGATGACTTGCAGAACGTATTTATAACAATAGGAGTTCCTGCTAATGAGCAAAACGCTGGCTGAAATGGCACGCCTTTTACGCGGTTCTAATGAAAACCTGTTTGACCGCTACATCAATATCCGTCTCTGCCGTGAAAGACCTGCAGCAGGAAGCATTACTATGCTCTCTTCCCTGTCTGATGTTCTGCAGGGTGTGGCTTCTATAAACAGCCTTGACTTTCAGATTGTATGTCCTCGTACAGGCCTTAAGCCTAACATTACTGTTTCAGGGCAGTGGAACATTGAGAACACTGTTAATAATGTTGTCGTCACAGTCTACAATATGGACGCAAACATTGATACTATGGCCTATAACTACATTCAGGTAGATGTAGGCTATTATAGCAGCGGTATCCACGCTACTTTTACAGGACAGATAACTAACTGTTATATGGCAAAGCCTAATCCTAACGGAGAGCTTGTTATCAATGCCGTTATGGCTCCTGTAGATAATCTGTATGCACAGGGAGATTTTGAAGTTACTTTCCCTTCAGAAGTTGTAACTACTCCTTCCCTTATAGGATATTGTGTAAGTGCTATGGTCGCAAAACATCCTGAAATAGCACCTTACGTAGTAGGGGCTACAGCCTCACTCGACGCAAGGGAGGCAGGAGGATGGTTCTACCAGCAGTTTGCTGTAGGTAAAGGAACTAAGCGTTTCAGAAGCTGCATTGACTGTATTACTTGGCTTAACTCTCTGTTTGCTACATTTACGCTCAATACAGGCTATGCCTCAGGCCCGGGCGGTGTGCCTACCTCTGCCCTGCTGTTGCCTAAAAAGCTTCCTCCACTTAAGCTTGGATTTGATGAACAGGGATTTTTACGCTGCCTAGAGGCTTACAGTGAGGGTACTCCTATGACTGTGAAGGCATTACACGCTATAGGAACTGCTTTCCTTACAAGTTCTAACAGTGCTACTGTAACTGCCCCTTTCAATCCGGGAATACTTCCGGGTGAAGTCATATACATTGACGCAAGATATTTTAAGACTCGCGTAAACTTGGACGCTGTGCGTGACGCTTATAAGAGTATGGGAAACCTGTGGTATGTAATTCAGACACAGTTTACATTCTCAACACATACAACCAACACAATGACGCTTTTGCTTAATAATATTGCAAATGCAATAAAAGCTTCGGAGGGATAATATGGCAGGCTCAAATGCAGTAAACACTGTTCTTGCTCACAGAATGAGGGCAGGAGTAGACTCAACTTATACAAGGGAACTCATTGAAAGCTATACGTTTGCTACCTACGGTAAAGTTATTAAGTACAGCGCAGGCCGTGTAGACGTTATGTGCGGAAGTCTTAAGTTTACCAACGTCGAGGTTCTTGTGCTTGGCGTAAACGGCTGGGGAATTAAGCCTGTTCCTGCTATTGGTGACCGTGTGCTCCTGATTTCTTCACAGGCACCTATCATAGACATAAAGACTTTTTCTGCTGCAGGCTCTATGCCTCCTTATGATGTATCAGGTCTGAAGGCTATCCCTGTCTGTGACGACCTGACAGCCTTGCAGTTAGTAACGGTAGATAAGAACGGCGTAAAGCTTACTGGTGCAAACAAAGTCACTATAAATGCAAGCGGTGTTCAGTTTGAAGACTCTAACGGAAACAAAGTGACTACAAATGCGAGTGGTGTGTCATTCGAGGACTTAAACGGTAACAAAGTGGATACAACTGCAAGCGGTGTATCATTCGAGGACTTGAACGGAAATAAAGCGGACGCAACTGCAAATGGTGTAGCGTTTGAGGATAAGTCACACAACAAGATAACTACTACAAGCAGTGGAATTGAGCTTGAAGACGCTAACCATAACAAGGTTACTGCAAGCAGCAGCGGTATAGCACTTACAGATGCAAACAACAATACAGTGACTACAGAGCAGAATAAAATAACACTTACAGTTAGTAATGGAAGTACTATTGAAGCAGGCAGCAGTTCTGTGAAAATTAACGGTAAACTGGAGATTAAGAAATAATGGGAAAAAACGTAGCCGTAGACGGATGTGAACTTGAAGACGTAACAGGAGGCGGAACGGTAACCATTACCGGGACAGCCTCGACAGCAGTACTTGCAGGCGGAAAAGGTATATTTTTTGGTGATGTTGCTGTCTCTGTCTCAGGCTCTAATGGTGGCGGAAGCATTACTGATAATAACGGTGCAGGTACAGGTACTATAAGAGGAAGCGGTGAGAATATTTGTGAGAACGGGCAGCCTGCACTGCTCGAAGGTGATACAGCTACTGTCAAGGTATCAGGAACCTCAACTTCAGGAAGTACAGTCACGCCTGTAGGCCCTATAGAGATTACAATTAAAGTGAAAAAAGCAGGACAGACAGATGTTATTGCTTTATAGCATTTTGTATGCTATTATATGAATGGAGGAAAGTATGGAACTCTTACTTGATGCCAGTACAGACCCTGAGACAGAACGCAGTAATTGGGATATTGACGTTGTTGACGGTATAGCCCTAACTGTTCCTGAAGAGGCAGAGGAAGACCAAGAGGCAGCTGTAATAGCATACCTCGAGAAAAATACTATACCTCTTATGCCTGAGCGTGGTGTTGACTGGACAGGATACCTTACAAAGCGTGTTTCTCTTGCAGAAATAGACACTCAGGTCAGAGAAAACTTGAAAACATATCTTGACACAGTACTTTTCTCACCTGTGTACACAGCTGAAAAAGGAAAGCTTGTCCTTAAAATGGCCAAAATAGTTATCAATACAGGAGCTTAGAATGATAGAACTTGATGGAAGAAGTTATGTGGTGAATACTCCGACTGAGAACGCATTTGCACTCTTAGAGTTCGTAAATCAGTTCATGGTTGACAATGACGTCAAGAATAAAAGAGGCGAGGTTGTGCAGTTCAAGATTTCACTTGCGTCTCCTATTTGGCTCTTAATAATTGGAATAGGTTACCTCGCTACAGTCTGTCAGAAGATTATGTATTCTGTAGCACAAGCCTTCAATATTGCAGACTGCTCGGAGCAGCAGGTTTTAAGCCTTGCAAAAATCGCACGTCTTTCACGAAAGGAAGGTTCGTATACTACAGTAGTTTGTACAGCCACTGCCTCTAATAGTGGCCCTTGTCAGATTACTACAGACCTCATAGCTGAGGTAGAATACGAAGGCGTAACCTATCAGTTCAAACCGATTTATGCTGCAACTATCCCTGCCGGAACTTCCGCAGAGGTAGTGCTTATGTGTACTGTTACAGGCCCTGTTTACTTCAAGGCAGGAGCAATCACAGGCTTTACAACAACAGTTGCAAATCTTGGCTCATTTGTTTCTTCTGCTTCTCAGCCGGGAAGTGGCATGGAGAGTATTTCTTCCCTGCGTACACGTCTTATGACCAACGAGGCTATTTCTCCTCTGACTGGTGCCATGCAGGGATTAAATGCCCTCAACGGTGTCACAAGGGCTGTTGTTCTGTTTAATCCTAACTATGACTCTTCTATGGTACTTGCAGGAAAGACAGTACCGCCTAAGCGTGCTATAGTTTTTATACAAGGTTACTCTGACAATATCGCGCGTGAGTATTATCGCCACATGACAGCACAGACTTATGATGACGGAACAGCAAGACATCAGGGAGTGACTCTTGAAAACGGTCAGAGCTTTATGCTCAACTATTATACTCCTGTTGCTGTTGACCTTTATATCCGTGTCAATGTTAGAGCACCTGTTACTGTTGAGCGTGAGACAGAGATAAAGACAGCTGTTCAGAACCTTTCAAACTCAAGGGAAGTAGGTGCTAACTATACACAGGCTTATATCCTTGACTCCCTGAACACAAACCTTAATTTCCCTGAAGTTACAGGCGTAGATATATCTACAGACGGAACTAACTGGAGCAACACTACAGACTTCAATGAAGGTAATATAGGCCTTATTGCTACAGCTCGTATTTCAGTAGCTTGGCCTTTAGGAGAATAGTGTATGGCAATTCTGTACAAAGAACCTGACAGAGATTATGTTGCAAGACAGTTTAACGGCCCGATTATAAAGGGTTTCATTAAGGCTGTGTACAACTTTTTTCATATGTTCATGGACTTTCACTGCAACTACTTCAACAGCCTTAGCATAGATACAGCTGACACGCCACATTTACGTTTTATAGGAAACTTGATGGGGCTTCAGCTTTTTCAGCTGTTTACGGATGCCTCAGGTGGTGTGTATCTTATCTTCACGGACGAGGCCTTTGATACAGACGAGTACGATTATGACAATGGTTGGGCAGATTATTATAGAGCTTATCAGGAAGGAGACGGTGTTTTCGGAACAGGAGAAGAGGCCGACTTCCCGGTTATTCTGACTACAGAGCAGTATAAAAGGATATTGGAGGCTATAAGCACAATTTCTTCTGCCTCTGTTGACTCTATTTATGCTATTGATATATTACTGAGTACATTCTTGAAAAAGACAGACTATAATTTAAGCTATAATAATGGCTATGTAGACGTACTGAATGTAGTGCTTGGGCCTACTATTCCACTACGCAGTACACAGATACTACAGTCAATGTTTGACAGATTATTTATCGGTGCTTCGGTACAGATACTTGTGACACATATTTAGGAGGAAACTATGATAACAGCTTTAACTCAGGAAACAATTACACCTTATGCTTCAGATGCGCAGACAACACAGGAACCTCAGGGAACTGATTATACTCAGGGAGTAAAGGTTGGAAGAACTGTCCCTGCTAAGTGGTGGAACTGGCTTTTTAACGCAGGTACTAAGCGCCTAGCACAATCTAAGAATGATGCTCAGGATATGCTTACAGAAATGCAGAATGTTGTTACGGACGCAGGAATTGCTCTCGATGGAAGCGACAGCACACAGCTTTCTCAGGCTGTAACTGCAAAAGCTGATAAACAGATTGACAAGTTCATAGAGGCTAAGCGTGGGTTTATAAGCAGATGGATAGCTTGTGGAACAGAAGGTTTACTACCACCACGTACTACAGGTAGCGGCGATAAGGTCTACTATTTTGGCCGTGTACATGAGGTTAACGGTGTTTATTTTGCTGTTAACCGAACATATACAAACGACTCAGGCAACCTTTATAATGTTACCAACAGAATTGCATATAGCTATGACTTAAACAACTGGCACTTACTTACTCCAAGTGCACTAGGCGGTAACAGCTATTTGGATAGTGCACAAACTTTTGGTGCTGGTGTAGTGTTCTATAAAGGAGCTTGGTTCATAACTGTTACAGGGCGTGCCCAGCGGTCAGGTAGTAACGGCTATCAGCTGCTTGTGCGACTACCTGATTTGGTAGACATGAGCTCTAAAGTAGTCATTTACTCAGGCAGTTTCAATACAAACGTTAATCATGCGTGCGATTTGTTTAAAATAGGTGACACACTTTGCTGGAAAAGTAACAGTCAAAGTTCAGGAAGCAAAATAAGCATAAGCACTGATGGAATTAACTTCTCTGAATTAGAGACAAATATACAATGGCAAACTTCTTCTACATTGTTGAACTGGTGTTGTCCTGAAGTAGTAACTTCAGGAGGTAGATACGTATTGTACAATGTTGTGGTTAGTGCAGACCTCAGCAGTTGGAGCTTAATGGGTACAATCATCAGACACAATAATACAGCTTACTTAACAGCCTCAGGCGGCATTGTGTCTGGTAGTGCAAGTGATAGCCAGTGTTATTATTTACCACCTAATGGAACATATGCACAGTATGACTACGCACTGCACTCGGTAACCTTTGATGGTGCATATATCATTTTACAGTCCTCAGGTGCAACTTATGTAACGGTAGATTTTACAAATATTGTGGCCACGCAAAATGGCGTAATCAATGCACAGCCTATAGGTAACTCTTTCTATGTTAGAGACACAAGCAGTGGCAAGATATTGATGACTAATGATATAATGTCCAATGTATGGGTTGATACTGGAAACACAGCCCCTGCAGGTAACTACAGTGTTATATTTACACTAAACGGGTTACCTTTCTTAGTGGACAGCTACACAAATAAATTCTCAATGGACTTTGGTGCAACTTGGATACAGGCAAAAGACTCTAACGGTAACAATTATTGTGCACGAAGTATCAGTTTTTTAATTCATAACTCATACTTTGCACAGGCAGATAGTTATAGCTATGATGTTCAGGCTATACCTACACTGTTCTATTACACCACGAGAGCCACCAACTTTGTTCAGAACCACACACTGCATCTTTACTAGGGGGTACTATGCAGGCAGCGATAACACAACAGGATATTACAGTTTACTCTTCTGACCCAACGGGAACCAAGGAAGTACCACCGAACCCTTACTATGCTAATGGTGTCGAAGTCGGCTACACTGCTCCGGGAAAATGGTGGAACTGGCTTTGGAATAAGCTTACTTCTATTCTGACGCAGGCCAAAGCAGATAGAGTCAATATGTTCACCGAGGTAAGCAACGTTCTTTCCTCTGCCTCTATTGCTCCTGTAAGCTCTGAAACACATCAGCTTTCAAAATCTGTTGACACTGTGTGCTACGACACTACAGAAGCCTATGACAACGCAGAAGAAGACGGGCATAAGGCAAATCAGCCTTACGTAATCGGGCATACTCTGTATATACCCGATACAGAATTGTTGTAATTAAAAGCCTTATGGCTTATAATAAATTATTGGAGGATAGATATGTCAACTAAACTTCTTAACAGCTATGAGGCTACATACGAAGGTGGCGCAAAGGCTGTTTGTAACTCTCAGACTATGGAGGAAGCTGCAAAGCTCCTTTCAGAAGAAACTGAGCCAAGTATCCTGCAGAAAGTAGCTGCAGGAATTAGAGTTGCTGTTCCTGACCCGGCTCTTGCCTTCAAGACAGCCGTAGCAGACGACATGTATACTGCCGGAAACAGAGCTTACCCTGCAAACGGTGGAATTGTAAAGGCCGGAGACACTGTGTTCCTCTCTGCTGTCGCAGTAGACGGATACAGATTTACCGGCTGGTATCAGGGTGAGACTAAACTCTCAGAGGATGCTGAAGCTGCTGTTGTGGTTGCTTCTACTTCTGCTGTTCCTGCTTTGATAACCTACGAAGCACACTTCGTGCAGATTATCTAAAGACGTGCCCTAGACGGCAGGGTGCAAGGAGCACAGAATGAAAGAAGACGAAGCATTACACGGACAGAGTGATAATTCCTTATTAATAGAGGTTGTGAAGAGTGTAGCAGTCCTCACATCTAAGTTCGACAGCTTTGAGAAGGTCAGAAGCGAGGACAATATGGAGCTTAAAGAAAGTATTGAAAAGGTAGACCGGAAAGTTGACGGACTCGATATTAAGCTTGAAAAAATGAAGGAAACCTATGACGCAAAAATCAACGACCTTCAGAAAGCACCTCTTGAGGATAAAGCTGCAAAGTTCGAGTCTTATGTAAAGCTTATCGTAGAGACACTGCTTGCAGCTGCTATGATAGTAGTGCTCACAAAAATCGGTCTTAAATAAAAAGGAGGACGGCATTATGGAAGAAGTGTTAGGACTTGCCAAACAGATTGTATCAGTTGTAGGCACAGTCGAAATGATTAAGAACTTTGATAAAGGCAAAAAACTTCCGGGCTTTGTATGGGTCATCCTTACAGTAGTTTTGGGAACTCTTTCTGTTATGCCTTTTGTGCCTTCATGGGTTTTGGATGCAGCACTTGTTGTCTCTGTCTCTACCCTGTTTTATGATGTGATTTTACAGAACATTAAAAAAGCTTTTGCCAAGAAGTTTGGAGGAGACAATGAATGAAACGGGTAGTACTATTCTTTGGACTTCTATTTGTTGGATTGTCGCTTTTGTGGTGTTCACCTGCGCTAAGCTCTTCGGAAAAAGAAGCACTGGAACAGATAGTTCAGGAGCTGAACGAGATTGTAGACGAGCAGCAGACAATAATAGAGAGCTCGCAGAACAGGAACGAAGAGCTAGAAAAGTCATTGAAGACGCAGAACGAGAAAATCAGCGAGCTTCAGAGCTTGTCAGAGAGCAGGCAGAAGACTATAGAAGAGCAGGAGAAAACAATCAGCGAGCTAGAGAACTCATCAAAGAAGCCCGCAAAATCCTCTCTTCTGACTCTGATAAATAGCATTGTGGCTTCCCTCCTGTCCTTTGCCGGCGGGTTTATACTAGGAATATTTTTATTGTAGGAGCTTGTATGACATTACTAAATACTGTAAATGTAGGTGGTGTGGATTACGGATACTTAGGTACTGTACCTATAGGAACTTGTGCCACTCCTGCCGGAACACAGCTTAAGGAAACAGCATTTGACGATAGTTTCAGCATTAAAGCAGGCTCTATGGTTGCAGTAAAGTTTACCTATGCAAACACATACGGCGACGGTTCTTCAACGTATCCTATGCTCACTGTTGACGGTAACTCGTATCCTATCAGGGTCGCAAGCAACGGAGGGTATGCTCAAAGCGGTGCTTGGAGTGACTCGGCACTTGTGCTGTTCCTGTTCGACGGTATAAGTATGTACGTTATGTAACGGAGGCGTTTATGTTACTCTCACAATTTCTGACCAAATACTGTGGAAAAAAGGTAGATTTTGACGCTGCTTACGGTGCACAGTGTGTAGACTTGTTCCGTCAGTATTGCCATGATGTTCTTAATACACCACACACAGGCACCGTAGACGGAGCCAAAGAACTGTATGAAAAATATGCTGACCTTCCTGTAGAGAAGAAGTATTTCACACGGCTTACAAAGAAAGCTGTTCCTGAATACGGATACGTCGCTGTATGGGGTTCAACCCCTACAAATAAGTACGGCCACGTAGCTATTGTAATTTGCAAACTCAGTGCCACTTCCCTGCTTGTGTTTGAACAGAACGGATTTCAACAGGACGGTGCCAAGTTCACAGAAAGAAGTACGGCAAATCTTTTAGGATACCTTAAATATAAAGGAGTATAACATGGAAAAATACGAATACTTTGTAGCTACAGCAGACGGAAAATCTTACCGCGTTATAGCGGACAGTATTAAAGGAGTCCTCGCTGCCGTTGATGAAGAAAAGTCTCCGATTATAAACATCTTCAGAAACGTAGCAGTCTCAGAAGGAAATGTCAGTGAGCCTGCCAAAATCAGTACCAGAGTCCTTCCTGCAGTAGCCTTTGACACAGGCTGCCGGGCTTTCCCTGTTCTTCCTGTTGATACAATGCAGGGAAAAGCTGTAACACTTTGTGCAAATGCAGCACGAGGATGGAAGTTCTCAGGTTGGTACACTCCTGACGGAAAGGTTGTTTCAACTGACATTCAGGCAACTATCATTGTTGAGAACGCAGGCGAAACAGTCTATGAGGCACGCTTCTATCCTGCAGTTTAATGTTGACAAATAATCTAAGCAGTGTTAGTATTTAATTAACAACTTCTTGTCATATTTTGTTTCATTTACTTACTCACCACCGCCCCCTGTTCTCCTCAGGGGGTTTTATTTTAGCACTCTTCTAGTGAACTGTCTTCACTTAAGCCTTCCTGATGTATCTCAAGTTTGCACAAGTGATTTTCAGCATTGAAGTCGTCAAAGCAAATAGCACGCATACCAAAAATTGTTGTAGCACTTGCTGTCTTATGTAAGTCACGGTAAAGGCTATAAAGTGCCTGTGCGTGGCCAGCGACTTTCTTTGCCTCACGCATAATTACTGCTTCGTAGATGTAATTCTTTTCCTTGTCGCTGACATGGATAGTACAGGTAGCCAAGCCATAGAGCTTGAACTTGTAACCAACTGCATCCTTGCGTCTTTTTCTTTCCTTAGACATTTTTGTCCTCCTCTTTTCTCTTTTCTGCCAAGTATATTGCACAGGACAGTGCAAATGGAGCGATGATGTCAAAGAACATCGCCGGAACTGCCTGCATAAAAAGTCTCAGCGTTTTAGGTTGTACTTTTATAAACCCTGATAAAAACTTAAATACGTCTTCCTTCTCTTCTGTCACCTTACTTGCAAGCTGTGGCTTGGAAGAAAGCAGGGAAGAAAGCTCACTGCGGATAGCCGTTACCCTCTTTCTCTGCTCTGACAAGTCTGCCGAGAGTTCGTCGTAGCGTTTCCAGCTTCTGTTTTTCCACCACTCGGCCTCTTCGGAAATAGCTTTTTCAGTAGTTACAGCTTCATCAAGTTCTTCGGTTTTAAGCTTTACCTGAGCCTCATAAGCTGCAAGCTCCTCACTGTTTTCAACTGTCTCAAGCTTTTCCTCTGTCTCAACCTTTGACCATGCTGTGTAGTTTACGGTCAGAGTAGAAAGCATGGAATATGCTATGACCATAAGACCAAGCAGAAGGAAGACAACCGAGAACAGTCTTACAAAACCTTTCTCCTGCCAAAACCACCTAGCAGCTGTAAAGGCAGTAGAAGAGAACATCACCATAACTGTTCCTGTGATGATACCAACAAACAAAGGACGCCCGAAGTACTGAAGTGTCTTCGTAGAGTGATATGCTGACATGCAGGCACTCATAAGACCTGTAACACACATCACGGCAAGGATAATCAAGACCACAGAAAGTTTCCTCTGAACCTTCGGTTTTTGTAGCTTTTCTGCAACTACAGGCTTTTTGGCAGGAACATTTTCCACCTTACGCTGAAAGTGACGCAATACTCCTGTAGTCAAAGCATATTTATAGTCAAAGCGGTAGCGGTCTTCACGGCCTGCAAGCTCCTGCATTACAGCTCCGACTTCCTCTTTGGACATCATAGTTGTCCCGGCAAACTCAGCAGGAGTAAGCAGCACGCCTGACTCCATAATGATTTTATTCTTGCCTTCAATATACTTTTCCCCTGTCACAGGGTGAACTTTTTCTGTAATCAAAATACCACCTCTTCATTGTCGTCTGTTTCTTCTGTTTCTTTTATAAGGCCTTTACTTGCAGCATATTCCATAGCACAGAGCCAGTGAGCAAAATCCTCATAGTAACCCTTCTTATGGCTCTTAACCGCATCATACACAAATATATCTTCCTCAGGAACTCCGTCGGCTATAAGCTCTGCCTTAAAGTCTTCCATGATATTCTTAGGAGTGATTATAAGCGTAGGCTTACCTTTACCGAGTGCTGTCTGAGAAGCAATCAAACTCTTTCCTGTTCCGCAGGCAGCATTGACCATTGTATAAGGACGTTCAATAGAACGCTCGATAATTCCTTTCTGATATTCGTATGGTTCTCTCATCAGGCGTTCTCCTTAAGCTCAAACACTTCCTTACTGTTTGTCTCACCAATAAGGTCATCACCCAAGTCCAGTGAAGAGTAAATACGCTCTTCAACAGAACCCTCAACATAAAGTCTGTAAGCATACTTCATACGCCTTGTAATTCCACGCAGGAAGCGTCTGCGGCTCTGATAGTCGTACTCTACAGAAGAGTTGGAGCAGGCATAGATTGCATAGTCACAGTTCTTCATAAAGTTTACACCGTATGCTGCTGACTGCTGATTGGCAATACAGATACGGTAGCGCCCTTCCATAAAGCCGTCGCGTGTATCTTTCTTCTGCTTATCATTCTGCTGACCTGAGAAACAGCAGGCAGCTATCCCTGCCTCGTTCAAAGTAGCAGCAAGCAGTTCCATAAAGTTTGTTCTGCACGACCATATGACAATCTGATGTTCCTCAGGGTCAATTTCCTCTACAAGCTCCATAATGGCATCAAGCTTCGGATTTTCCTTGAGCGGCTCGTAGGTAGCTTTAGGCTTCTTACATTCAGCGTGAAGCGGACAGGTGTTATGAAGAATACCTTCCTGAGCTCCTTCTTCCTCACAGGAGAGGCAGGAAGAGATAGGCTCGAAACCGTTACACACATCCATAAGGCGCTGACTAAGCTCTAAAGCCGCAGCCTTACCGAGCACGAGGTTATCGGTAAATCCGAGTGTTACAAGCTGTGTGTAGAGCTTTTTAGCTTCTTCTGAAAGCTTTACTTTACGCACGATAGGATGCTCGATGTACTTTTCAAGGGTAGTGTCGAAAGCGTCCTCACGGCTTACAATCTCTGTACAGTACTCATAGCGCTTCATAAGAGGTGAAATGCTCTTAAAAGGCTTATACTTCTTATGACAGATTATCCACCAAAGGTTCTCCCGTGAGATACCAAGTTCCCTTGATACACTGTTCATAGACAGTGCAAGACGGCCAAGTCCTCCGATTGCGTAGGCCCTTGAGAGTCTTCCTCTGATACCACACCAAGAGTTACGGTCTTCTTTTCCTGAATGTTCAGGAAGAAGAACGCGGGCTCCTCGCTGAGTGTGAAGTGTCATCATAATACAGTATTTCTCTGCCAAGGCGAACATTCCCTCAGGAAAGGCTTCTTCATCAAGATACTGATACTGGTCAACCATATTAAGCGGTGACTTACTTGTCAGTGTTCCTGTAAGAGCCATACGTTCTCCGTACTTTGAAAGCAGCTTGATACAGCGTGTACGTGTAGACTTTTTGTTTTCTACCACAGGCGTATTAGTCTTAATGCGTGAACTTTCATCAAGTACAATGAACGGGTCAGGACAGGCAGAGAGAAAAGACTGCACAATCTGTGGCAAGTCCTGTTCTGTTACCTGCTTCTGAGCCTTTAGCCCTGACTTTGAAAACGCTTCTGTATTTATAATAACAAACTTCTGTCCCATAATTATCTCCTATAGCAGCCTTACATTTACCCTCAGACCACTCCTTAGAACTTCTTTCAGTGTCCACTCAGCCTTGGCTACAGTTACTACTTTCTGCTCACAGTCAAACACTACAACGCTTATGTCAAGCTCAGGATGCTGCTTGTAGAACAAAGGCTGCGTAGGTTCAAACTTAAACAGTCCGCTCTTTCGAGCAAGCTTTATCTCATAAAACGTTGCTCTTCTTGTCTGACGGTTGATGCACAGAACATCGGGAAATCCCGGTTCTTTTTCCTCGTTCTCAACTTCAAACACAGTGCAGGGCTCAGTCTTACGAAGGTACTCAATCCAAGCCCGCTTAAAGTCCTGCTCGTTTTTGAACTTGTAACCAAATGACGTTATTGTATATTTAACGTTCATACAGCTTCTCCATTCGTAATACGTCTGCAATCTGATACTCAAGCGTTGCACCCTTGCTGCCTTCCCAGCCTCTCAGCAATAAAATGCTCTTGCATTTCAAAAGCATTTCCAAGTCAGCCTTCATATAGTCAGAGTATTCAGCTTTACGTCCTAAAGCTTCGCACATAGCCTCAACTCCGACAGCTATGCTTACAGGAGTGTAAATCTCCCGGAAGCCCAGCCGTCTTAAGTTTGCCTCTGCCTTAATAAAAGGCTGTCGCCAGTCCTCTCCAAGTTTTTGGAGGGATGTAATCGGCCCCGATATATAAATCGGAGCGCTCTTATCTGTTGATTTGTTAATCTTTATCATAGCTCTAATATAGCACGACTGATAATTATTGTCAATAATTATTGATAAAATTAAGCAATATTTTCAGCGTTTTCTTCGGCTTCTTGAGCGAGTTTCAAATGCTCTTTCAATAGACCAATGTAGCTTATTAAGTCGCATACGAACAGTTTCGTACTCTAGTCCTAGTTCACGGCACCAATCTTTTAGAAGTTGTTTCCTGCCTTTATAAGCTATTACTCTATGTCTAGGGTTTCCTTTAGTTTCAAGTGCTCTATCTACAGACCAGTGCAACGCCGAAAGTCTTGTTTGGACAGTCCTACTACACAGGCCTAATTCATCACACCACTGTGCTAAAGTCTGTGTCCTACCTTTGTAGGTAATAAGACGATTACTGCGCCTATTGTTATTCTGTGTTTTACAATCAACCCATCTACAGTTGTCAGGAGAATAACCCCTGTTTGTATCTATTCGGTCAAGAGTCAAGTCAGGAGAATACCCACTAGACAAAGCCCACTCCTTGAAAGCAAACCATCCTTTAGAGCCACTTACGCCACCAACTATGACAGTTGTAGTATCAAGCCATTCTTTGCACACAGTTATACCACGCCCACCATAGCGAGCATAATTTACATTATTACAGTTGTAGCATCTATTCTTCATGTGATAATAAGCTCGCTGTATTCGTTCATACTTATAGTGCATCCTAACATGCCTCCTCATTCTCTTCGTTTTCCTGTTCTTCAACCTGATAGCAGAACTGAGCGAAGGTAAGTCCGTCGTCCTCTTCTCTGCTTGAGTACTGTGCTACACGCTTCTTGAAGGCAGGGAAAGTACCGTCGTGGATTGCTGTATAAGCTCTTCTTACGAAGTCTTCACAGTCTCCAAGAGAAGGTTCCCACTCAACACCATCAGCCCAGCTAGTTCCGATTTCAGGGCAGGAGATAATAGGAAGGTCACAGCCGGAGGTATTTTCCATACAGCTGCGGATTTCCATAGTTCTCTTTACTGCTTTCTCTACGTCTGTGCAGTCGATATCAAAGTCGTCCTCATCGTGAACTGTGATAGCCATTTCGTCGATAGTGACCTGCTCAGCTTCCCAAGCCTTCTTCATGCCTGCAAATACTGCTACGGTTGCAAGCTTAGTCATATCAGAAGCAGAACCCTGAATAAGATAGTTCATAAACTTATAGGCGTCTTTATCTTTGCCCGGTCGCATATGAACTCTTCTTCCTACAAGAGTTTTGATATATCTTCGCTTGATAACAACGTCCTGTACCTGCTCCATAAGTTCAAACAGCCAAGGTGCAGCTTCAGATACTTTCTTATAGAGGTCTTCGGCAAACTCCTGAGTCCATCCGAACTGGGTCATCATTCTAGGGATTTGCATACCGTATCCTACACCGAAGCGGAGGTTCTTGGCATACTTTCTTCCTGCTTTCTTACCGTGCTGTTCTGCAAGTCCTGATACTTCTGTAACGTAAGAGTGCTCGTCCAAGAAAGGGTCATCACGATACATCTGACGGATACGCTCTCCGTTCTTTCCCGGGGCAAACTGAGCTGCAAGGCGGTTCTCCTGAGCAGAATAGTCAAACTTTACAAAAGCGTGTCCTTTCTCTGCTACAAAGCACTCTCGGCACATCTTGGCAAGGTCTACGGCGTGGTCTGTCTTTTCAAAGAGCACAGTCTTAGAAGGAACCTGCTGAAGGTTTGGAGTAGTAGCTGAAAGTCGTCCTGTCTGTCTTGCTCCAACAATATTGAAAGTACAGCACAAACGGAAGTCTACGGCACCCTCAGCTATGAACTCTCCCTTGTCGTCGAAGGCAGGGGAACGGGAGCCGTCCTCATAGACAGCTACGATAAATCGTCCGAACTTCGGGCCGAGGAACTTATCTACAATGTTCTTAGCCTGCTTGTACTGAACGAGGTCTGCTACAATCTGATAACTTCCTGCAAACTCTGTGTAGAACGCTTTGTTGATACAAGGGTTACAGGATACTTCATATCCCATAGCACTAATCTGTGCTGTTGTACGTGCTGCATAGCGCTTTGGTACAAACAGAACAAGACGCTTGCGTCGCTCGCTGTCCTTTACTATCTGAAGACCGCCAAATACGTCCTTGAGGGCTTTCTTCTGTCTCATAACCTCTTCGTCATTGAACAGGTCTGTAGCGTTCTTAAACTTTCTTCCTGTAACCTTCCAGCCCTTAATGTTAATCTTACATCTGTAAGGAACATCAAATCTGTCCATCTGTTCAGCAAGCTGCTTTGGTGAGTTGATATTTACCTCACCGTAGTTACGGTCATAGTCAGACTTAAGCTGATTGTAAGGCTCTCCGGCCTTAGCACAGTTCTCCTGCCACTTGGCAAAGTCAAACTTAGCTCCGCGCACCTTCATAAAGATAGTAACAGGAAGCATTTCCATGTTCATTTCAAAGGCACGCATTAAGCCCTGAGCTTCAAGGATAGGTTTCTGTTTCTCCCAGATACGCCAAGGCTGGTCAGCATCCGAGATTACGTAGTCACGGATTTCCTGTTTGTAGCCTCTGTCCCAAAGGTCTCCAAGATGTTCACGGAAGTCTCCATGAAGACCAAGACGCTGACAGATACCCTCGAGGACACTCTTTCCTTTGTGCTCGTTGAGGTACTTTATGGCAAGACTGTCGAGGTCATACTTCTGATACTCGTCTATAAGGCTTTCAACTACAGAGACGTCAATGAAGTGACACTTCACGTCCTTAGGATTTATGTTATGCTTCAAAATAAGCCATACAGCATCATACTGAATGTTTGCTCCGATGATTGTTACGTTAGGGTTCAGGAAGAGCTTTTTGATGTATGCTCCGCCGTTTCCGTCGTAGCTTTTCTTCTGCTTTCCGTCGTATGTTCCGATTACGATTATTCGTCCACGTCCGAAAACGCAGGAAGTACCACGGGCCTTGATAGCTCCGTGGTCTTTAAGAAACTTATCTTCTGTTTCAATATCAAGGCTTAAATACTTCATTTCTGTCTCCTAAATCTTTCCCTGTTTTCTAAAACACGCTTAGCAAAAACAATGTTTGTCTTTTCTGTGATGATAAAGTTCACAAGAAGTTCGGTGTTCCTTCTGTGGCGTAAAGACAAGTCATCATCATAGAACCTGTCTGACTCTACAATCTTATAAAACTTACCTTTTACAAAGTGGTAAAGTCCCCAACCTTCGGGAAGCTCTTCAGGCTTGATAAAATCTCCATAGCAGACAAAGTATCTTACATCACCAAGCTTTCCCGGACGTCTGTCGTTTCTACAGTACTTAGATTTGTCAGCTAAGAAGTCTGAACGGCTCATTTTAATCTCGTAGAGTTCGGTGTTGCCACTTGAGTCAAAGTTCAATACATCCGGCTTTTCACAGGCAAGCATTGTAGATTCATATATTGCCATAGTCTTGACAAATCTTTCAGCAGTTCGCTTACATAAGTCAGTATGTGTCATTTCTGATGCCTCTCAAAATAGTCTAGCTTTTCAGGTTCTTCAGGCCACTCAATATGCACAGTCTCTCGAGATATTCCCCGGATATATCCGATGCACATAGCTAAAGCTGAACGCTGCTTAAGGTATTCGTCCTTGGCAATCATAGGAGAACCTAAGATTACAATATCCTTATAGCCTTCAAAATAAGCCTGTGCAAGCATCACACTAATAGAGTTATTCAGAGGAATAAGCAGCCCGAGTAACTTTACTTCGCTCCAAACATCCCTTACCATTTCTCTTCCTGCGACTTCAAGTCCGTGGAACTCGTAGTATCGGTCAGCATGTTCAATCTTATGTGTACCTACTGTCCAAACCTCACAGTCAGGGAAATCAACTTTAGCATCTATGCACTGCTTTCCTTTCACAGGTGCTTTTCCAAGTATGATAAGCTTGTTCATTTTGTCTCCTTCATATCATCATAGACTACAAGCATACATTTCTGGCTGTAATCAAGACTGAAACTGACAATCTTAAATCCTTGTGAAATAAGCTTGTCTAAATCTGCTTTGGCACTACTTGCAACATTAAAAGAAAAGTCATATCTATAATACACAGTACACTGTTTTGCTGACATAACAGAACCAACTAGCAATAAAGCCAACATAATAAAAAGTTTTTTCATGCTTAATCTCCTTCATGACCAATCTTTTCTTCAATTTTATCAACAGTAGATTTTACTGCCTCATAGATTTTTTCAAGCTCTTCTTCGTTATAATAGCTTAAGTTCAAGTCTGTTAGATAACATTCCAACTGTAATTTTGTCATTTTTCCACCTCGCCTAAAATTGTCTGCATAGTTTCCATAAATAATTTTGTGACTAAGTTTTGATTGATATTAAACTGCTTTGCAATTTTATCTATAGATAATCCGCAAGCCTTACACAAGTTTCTTATCTGTTCAAAGTATTCTTCGTTCATTTACACTCCTTCAAGAACTGTTCTGCCTTATTTACAGCGTCTTGAAAAGAAAACATCTTCTTCTGCTGTAGCTCAACATCAGTGCCAGAATAAGTATTTGGTGCATTAGCAATCAATTTCTGTATAATTTCTTTTGCTTTGCACAAATCTTTATACATCATTGTAGCACCTTCACAACTTTCCAAGAGTTCTTGATTGCGGTTGCTCAGTTCTGCAATACGCTTTTCTCTTGGCTCTGCTCCTGCAAGATAACCAATCTTTAAGTTCAATCGCACAGGCTCTATCATATGTGGCATATTCACTTGTGTGAAAGCGTCATTACCATAAGATTTAATTGCAAAATCTTCTGCTTCTTTTTCAAGTTCTTCTTTTGTCATACCTCATTCTCCCCAAATCCGTTCTGAATGATAAGCAGGTCTGTCTTAAGTATACGAACTTCTTTTTCAAGTTCCTGAATACACCTGTTCTGCTCCAAATCGAGCATATATTGCTGCTCGTTTCTGTCCTTTTTATATTGCACCTTGTGTGCCTGAATACCTATGCCTAACGCCGATAAAAGTATCAGCAATACTACTAAAATAGATGTCTTAGCCATTTTTGTCTCCTTAAAAGTCCTCTCCTGTGAACGAAGCAGGAGAGGACACGGGCTATTTGCCCTGAAGCTTCTTAAGCTCCTTACCGTTGACATAAGTAACAATCGCTGTGATGAGAGCACCGACTGCGATGATGATACCATCTACAAGAACAACAGTCTTGCTAATATCTTCCTTAGTCAAACCGCCGAGGATAAGAGTTGCAGCTCCGACAATCAAAAGTACAAAGCCGACAACCTTTACCCATTTCTGCTTGAAAAAGTTCATTTCACGCCTCCTTCATATGAAGTATACAATCATTATATGACTACCAATAATAATTGTCAATAAAAATTATTTCTTTTTAGAAAGATTTTTGAAGCAGTCTTCCATATCAGCCCAGCACTTCTCGCTTTCCTTGAGTTCCTCAGGAGAACAAGGAACACCGTGCCGGGCAGGGATAGACTTCGGCTTTTTATCTGTTGTCGCCGTCGCCATTAATCTTTCCTCTTTCCTTGCGTGAAGCAAGCTTCTGCAGGTTCATTTCTGCAACCAAATCCAAATCAACCTCGAGGCAGGTAGCAAGCTCAGCCACAAACCACATAACGTCTCCGAGCTCTTTGACGATTGCAGCTTTACGCTCTTCGTCTACTTTCCCGGCACTGTCACGAATAGCATTAGCAAACTTCCCGGCTACTTCTCCTGCTTCCTCTGCCAAGCCTAAAGCAGGGTAGAACCAAGATGTGTGATTAGCGTTAATACCGCCTACGCAACCCTCAGGATAGTTTGCAGTCTCATGTGCCTTTTTCTGATACTCATTCATTTCAAGCATTTTTGTCTCCTTTTGAAAATCTCTGTATTCCACTGAGCCTGTCAGCCCAAGCTTCCCATATAAGGTTATAGTACCACTTTTCACGCTCCTCAGGTGTCCAGTGCTCGTGAAAAACCCTGTCCCACAGGTTTCCGCAGACTGACGGAAGCCCGATAAGCAGGAGATAAAGCGGGCCGAGGTAAAGACTCTGTTTCTGATGTCCTGCTTCGTGCCACATATCTACAGGCTTAGGGTGGTACTTACCGAATATAATAAACTGTCCGAGTGAAACACCAAACTCATACCTGTCAGTAAAGTAGTACTCACGCAACGTTCTGTGTGCTTTAGTAGATAATATTACAAGCACACCTACAATGTTTTGTGGAAGTTGCCACACAAACAGAATGAAATCTTTCATAACAGCTCCTAGCAAATCATCCAATCTTCTGCAAGCATATCTGTCTGTGAAGCAAGCCACGGAACGACGCCTCGTGGTGCATTAGGGTTATCTGACTGAAGCCCTGTAGTTACGATGTAAATGTAAGGCTGTGTCATTTTTGAGTGCTCATCAGGTCGCTGCAACTCAATATAGATACCCTTACCGTTCCACCCTACACGGCAAACCTTTTTGCCTTCTTTCAGCTGTCTTAAAGCCCATCCAAAATCCATATAGACCTCCTTAGTCCTTAAACTTTGCAATATCTTCTGCTGTAACCCCCATGCTGATGAGCAGGAGAGTACAGTAGCCGATAATGTCACACACATCATTCACGCGGGGTTTATCCTCTGTATTCGACATAACCCGTCCAAGCTTATCGTCAAGACGGATAAGGATAGAGTTTGTGCTGTCGCCTTTATAGAAAATCTTTTTAGGGCTGATAGCACTGTCCCCGTACTTATTGTTCTTATACAGAAGTAAATCCTTCATAGCTTCTGTGATTTCACGGATTTTACGCTGCGTAGGCGTTGCGTCCCCAAACGGGTCATCCATAAGACCCTTCATTACTGAAGCCTGAGCCATTTCCCAAGGCTTTATCTTATCAGCTGTAGGTGCCTTCATCCTAATATCCTCAGTACACTCGTCGCACATAATTCTTCCCCGTGGTATCTGTATTCCACAGACTTTACATTTAGCCATTAAAGTACTCCTTTTCTATAAAGTTCTATTGCTTCATCAGCAATTTTCTTTTTATTTGACTTACAAGACTTAATCTCAGGGCACCTTCCCCCAAACCATCCGCAGGCAGGAGCACAGCAGTAACCGACAGCCTTCAGGAAAGGATTTCTGTCCTGCCTCAGGTCTATAACCATTTCAATCATAAACTGTCTTGTGTTAGACTCTGTCCTCATACAAAGTCTCTGCTTTGCCATTTCAATAAAGCTTTCTGCTGTATGGTCTTGCATAAAAAGCTTATCCTCATAAGGGTCTAAGCTTCTCTCTTTCCCTGTCCAGTCAGGTCTGCTTGACTGTACTTCAGGCTGAGGATGCCCCTTAGTGGCGCGGATAATCTGCATAATTACAGACTTTGGCCTTGTGTCCACAAGACGGAAATGCACGGAACGCAGGGTAGAATGATTGGCACAAATCTGCTTTATCCAAAACTCTACTTCGTCCTTAGGTTTGAAGAATGTGTTCTGCAACTCCATATCTTCACCCTGTGTAATTTTACAGGCCTCTCTGTAGTCATACAGAGGGTCACGATTAAGTACTCGAAATCTCATCCTCTTTTTGCTCCTTTTCCTTAATTTCTTTGATGCCACTCATAGCACCACCAATAAACGTTCCTATCAGTAACCATAAAATGTTACTGCTCACAAACGCAATAAATGCCCACATTATGTAGCCTCCTTTTTCTTAGCGTTTTCCATATGCTTACGCAGCTTTTCAACCTCAGGGTCAGTAAAGGCAGGAAGAAAATCTCCGGGTCTTAAATCCATTGGCTCAGGTGGTGTATAACAAATTATTCTGTCCAACTTGCACACAAAATCGTCACTACGTATAAACAGGCTGCCTAAATAACCACTCTGAAAGTTCTTGTCAATTCTTAAATCAGTCAGCTTGTGCTTTATATGTGCAAACATTTCTGACGGTAGAATAACTTCAGAAGGAGTTTTTCCCTGTGTCTCCTTGAACTGCTGTACTGTACCTAGCAGTCCCTCAATTATTTCGTCACACTTCATAATGGCTCCTTGTCTCTGACTACCCAATCGCCTTCCTGACGAGCAGCGTATGTCTTAGATATATTAGTCATCGCTCTAATCTTTCTAGCAACACTTTCATATACAGGACGCTGTACCACAAGCATTTTGCTGTTCTCGCTTATATAGTCAGCCATTTGGTCAAATAAAGCTACTTCTTCAGGTGCCAGCTCTATATGCCAAGTCACAGAGCTGTATCCGACTCTACCACTTCTGTCCCCTGTATACACTTCAGGTTTTTCCATCCATGCCACAACGGTTGAGCGCTGGTCATTTGTTTGCCATCCTACATCGTCAGAATAATAAACATCCATTACAACACGCGTAGGTGTCACTGTGTCTAAAACTTCAGTTACAAGATAGTGCCCCGGCTTTTTCGGCAGCCTTTCTCCTACAGGTATCCAATCCATAAAACCTCCTACATCTTATAAAGCTTTGCAAAATCTTCTTTACTAAGCCCGTCAAGCTTAACAGTTTCGTCCACCATAACTTCTTTCCAGTAGCCCTTTATTCTTTCTTGAAAATGTTGGCACATTAGCCTTCCATACAGGAAGATACATTCTTTTCTGCTCAGGCCGAGCTTTCTGCGGCGAAGCTCGTAATCCCTGATTGACTGTCTGTAAATAATTGCTTTAATCATTACCTAACTCCTTATAGTGGCTCTTTATCCCTGACTACCCAGTCACTCATAACTTCTTCGGCGTACTTCATAGCCTCCCAATTTTTTGTAACCTCTTCACCCTTGCAGCTAAAATCAGGAGCAAGCGGGTTACCCGTATACACACGACATTTATGGCACGCAGGATTAGCCATAAAATTGGCACACTTACTGCAAATCTCTTCCTTGAAACATCCGTTATACATCGTTCAGCTCCTTCACAATATCAATGAGTTTAGACAGAGAATACTTGCCCGAGGCAGGGATAAGGTATAGTCCTTCCCTGCTTCTCGTGCAGCCGACATACAGGACTCGAAGCTCCTCATCAGCATTGAGCGTGATGTTCTCGCTTACAACCCTCGTGCAGTCCATAAACATCGCTGTATAGTCTGCCTCACCACCCTTTACTTTGTGCACAGTAGAGAGCAGACAGAAAGGCTCTGTCATTGTAGACATTTTCTTAAGGGTCTCAAGTCCCCAAGTATCAACCAAGTCCTGATAGAAGTAACGCTCTTTGCCCGGGATAAGCTCCGAGTGCATAAAGCTGTCATTTATGTCAGTAATCTTGTTCTCTTCCATAAATCTCTGCTTTGCTTCTTCGTTACCGTATCCTACCTTTCGGTAGTTATAGTAACGCTCAATCTTATTGAGGTCGCGGGCAGGGATACAAAATCCCTTGCTCGTGTGGTATGGAACTATGAACTGTTCAAGTATCATAGCCATGTCTGCAATAAAACAGTTTGTACGGAACAGGAGATACCAGCGGCCCGGCATAACTCCGTTTGACTTGAGGTCGTCACGGATAAGGCGAGCCAAAACGTTACGGTCAGGAAGAGTCTCGACAAAGCCCTCACGGTCATCCGCAGGCCTATAGTCTTTCTCAACCTTTTCCTGAATAAGGTCTGTTATTCCCTTAGAGAACTCGTAAACTTTTCTTGGAAGTCTGTACGAAATCTCGTGCTTTACGGTCTTGTAATGACTTGCCATTTCAACCAAAAGTTCCGGGGCAGCACCATTATAAGTGTACAAGCACTGAAAGTCGTCCCCGAGGCATATTATTTTCTCTGCCTCAGAAAAGGCTTTCATACACACCTGCCACTGTAACGGTGTCAAGTCTTGGCACTCATCAATGAGGGCAATCTTTACACCCTGCAGCGGCTCTCCCTGTTCCATGTACTTCAAAAGACAGTCATAAAAGTCTACGAGGTCGTGCCCCTCTTTGAAGGCTTTGTAGGCATTTATAAGGCGGTCGTATCTGAAGCGGTCATAGTTACCGTCTACAAATACACCGCGCTTACTGCCTGAGCGCTCGGCGTCATATCGCTGAAGAAGTCTGTCGTCTTCAGTTACATGACCGAAAGCATCGTTCATAGTCAGGGAGAAACCAAGCTCGGAATTGAACTGAGCTATATCTGATTGAGTTATAATATTCTTTCGTGCTAAATGAGCCTCACGGAAACACAGTGCATGGAGTGTCTTGAAGTGCATAAGGTCGTCAGGAGTAAGGTCTTTGTTTACTGCAAGAGCCCTAGCCACACCTGTCTCAACACCTTTTCGAGTGTAGGTTACAAAAGCAATTTCATCAGGTCTGTATGATTTGAGTGCGTCTGTAATAACCTGCATCGCTGTTGTTGTCTTGCCTGCGCCTGCTGAGGCTAAATGAATTGTCACATCGTCTGTATTAAATCTCACCACCATAAGACTACTCTCCAAACTTTATCTCTACACTCAAGCCTTGCAGCATAGCCACACGAAGTTCCTTAAGCGGGTCTTTATGCCGGCGTATATTGCGCTCAGCATATGGCCACCAATGAGGCGTAACGCCTCCTTCAGCACAACTCTCAAAGAACTTGCAGAGCTGCCAGCCTTCAGTTTTTGACAGATAAAATTCACCGAGCTCCTTGCACCAATACTTACCTTCTGCAGGGATTAGGGAATACACAGCCTCACCATTGACGTAAACTTTCACTGACCGAAGCTTTGAAAAATCAAGCTCTTCACCGTGTACAGTAATTTCATAGACGCTATCGTCTTTTGTTGTCTCTATAAAGGCAACTGCTTCTTGTTTACTTTTTGTCTGTTTGTAGTCCACCACTCTCATATTTAACCTCCTATGAGAACTTTATAAAGCAGGGAGATAAGCCCGCACACCGAGTAAATCAGTGTGAGTAAGACTCCGGCAAATAGGCAACTAATGCCCACTATTACAATAATGTTGTGTAATTTCCTGTTCATTTTTACCCCCTAGAAACGACTGTCTTCGTCACCTGCCTCACTGTACCCGTCAGTACTGTCTTCTTTAGTATCTTCCTTCTTACTTGCAAGCTGAATAGCCGCAGCACGAAGTGCATCCTGCTCGTACATATCGTCATAGTACTCGAAACGTTTCTCAAGTTCCTCGTCAACGTCCTTGACCCAGCACTTAAGTGTCACTTTCTTTCCTGACTTCGTTTCATAACTAACGCTTCCTTCAGTGCATCCGAAGTGCATAAGCTCCTCACGAAGGTTAGTACGACCAAGCGTAAAACGCTCGATACGAAGATAGTCTTTTACACCGTCGGTTGAGAAGTAGTACTTACCGTCTTCCTTGTAAACCTGACCGGCATTTATCATATACGATGCACCGTTAGTAACCTGACGGTGAGTAAGGTACTTCACAAGCAAGGAATGAAGTTCGTTCAGCTCGGTTGTATCACTTTCTGCCGAAACCTCAATCTCTCGTTCACTCATGCCTTCCATACAATGGTTCAAAATATCAATCCAAATGTTGTTCTTTACCTGCTGAGGCATCCACCCGAGCTGGTCTATACACTTGGTCTGCACTACAAGCTGATTACGCAGCTCTGAGGCATCCTCAAAGCGTACAAGCTTAGGCTCTTTACCCGGTGCGGCAATTTCCCACAGATAGTAAGGTATGCGGGCAAGTACCTTGGATATCGGCCCCATCACATCAGCTCCAGTGTTTTCATTCTGCTGCGGATTACTCTTCTGACACGCAGTAAACTGACGTTTAGCGCACTCTCTGCGATTACAGTAAGAGCACATAGGGTCGTGCTTACAGGAGTAATTCCACTCCTTTCCATTTGCACTGTCATAGGTACTCTGAATACCCTGCATATCCTCGTACTGAAGGGGTGCTTCCATACAGTTATCAAGGTCAAGAAGTTCAGGAAGGTAGTCATATTCCTTTCCATATTTCTTCTTGAAGTATACACAAGCGTGGAACAAAAACTTGTTTCTTCCTGCGTTTGCATTGAGAGCACCTGTAAGGGCCATCATTTGAATACAGAAAGGAGCGTCCGAATAAGGGAGCTTTGCTAAAGTCTCTTCCATTTCCTCAACTGAGGTGTAGTTAGCCTTAATTGTCTCAAGAGCCTGCTCAATGCCGAGGAACTTACCGTCAACAGAAATCATTCTGTTCATAGCCTTTCCTGAGGCCGCATTGAAATAAGGCAGGAACACGCACTTACCGTCTTCGCCCGGAACTTCTGTTGCGTGCATAGGGAAGTATTCAACCTTGCTCTTGTGTTTGTCGTCACAGTAGAGCATATCAAGTCCGTAGACTGTGATAATCTTCTGCAAAAGTTCAATTACCTTTCCTGCATCCTCTGCTTTCTTGAACATAAAGTAGATATGCAGTCCTGAACTCTTTGACTGACAGGCAGTAAACTTCCATCCAACCTGATACATACGTCTGATAAGGTGAAGGAACTGTCCCGGCTGTCCATAAACATCAATATCAATAACTCCGTAGTAGCACATATTACGTGCTATGATATTTCCTTCGTCGTCTGTAACGTTGCACAAAGGCTCTATGGCACAACCCTGTTCACCATTAAGGTGCATACGATAGTCTTCAATAGATACAGGCTTTTTAATTTTATTTTCTTTGTCTTTAGGATTGAGCAGAGCGTAGAATACACGCTTTGCTTTGTTCTTGCCTGAACTTTCCTGCGTAAAAGGCGGCTGATGAATAACGTACTTGTCCCGGCTACCGTGGAAAATGGCATAGAAATCCCTAAGCAGTTTCTCTGAGTCCATATTTCCCCTCCTAGCCAATATAGTAAGTCTCGCCTCTCTTAATGCACCCGAGAGCCACGTACTTTGTTCCACATACTTCGAGCACAGGAAGATGTGGCTGGTCTCGGTACTTAGATTTACTTGCTACAGCAGTAAACTTTATGAATGAAAACGAACCATACTCATAACTTGGTTCTTTAGGGTCAAAGCCTACGCATGTAAGATTATTCACACCGCTGCCAATCTTTACAAACTCTTTAATCAGCTTGTCTAAATCCTGCACGACAGGTCTATAAATCTTATCCATGTTTGAGGCTTCTTTTGCAGAAGCAGGAGCGTAAACAATCCTGTCTAAAACCACATTTGCGGTAAGTGTGCCGTTCATAATTCTTGGCTGCAAGTCGTCACCACAATGGTAGTACTGCTTAATGATATCTTTTGAGTAGTAGGCTTTGCCGCCTGCTATTACTTTATAAAACATACCGTCCTCCTTAGAACTATGGGGTGGCAGGGAATTGAACCCTGCTAACGATGAAGGGGAAAATTGGAAAACCCTTGGCAGTTCCTCTGCCCGTTCACCCCGAAAAAGAAGGCAGGAGAAAGTAAATCTTACAAAACCTTGCTCCTGCCTTCGCTCCTAGCCGCCGTCGCTAGGAGACTTGATTAGAAGCGGACTGCCTCACCTTCAGTGTCGTCCTCAGCAATTTCTGCTACGGTACGGCTCTGTGCACCCGGGATAAGCCCTGCGATGTTCTGACGCTTAGCTACCATTGTGTACTCGGTGAAAGCCTTATACATTTCTGTGTAGCGCTGCATAATGTCCATCAGCTCGTCCTTTGGAAGGCCGCCTTTTACTGACTGAAGTCCTGTCTCAGGAGAGTAAGCGCAGTTGCGCTGTTCCTGAAGTTCGAACTTAGGGTAATAGTAAGTCTTGTTGTAAGTCTCGTTCTTTACGGCCTGTGTGCCGATTGTGATACGAAGCTCAGGAGCAATCTTACTGTTGGCCTTTACAAGTTTCTCAAGTTCATTGTAGTACTTGTTTCCTGTTGAACGGAAAGAAAGAACTACTCCCTCGAGTTCCGGGTGGTCGTGCAGGTACAAGAATACCCAGTGCACAGGCTGCAGTACGTTACCGTTTGCAAGTGGTCTGTCGAAGTTTCCTTCGAGTGGAACCTGCATAGCATCTGTTGGATGCCAGTAACCCACAGTCTTAGGCATTTCGGCTTTACTTGCAGCAGGTTTAACTTCTGCAAATACCTTGAACATACCAACGATTGTAGCGTCAATATGCTGTCCAAGGCGTGTCTTAGACGAAGCGATTACGTAATCGCGTGCCTTAGCACCCTTGATGTAAGCAACGTCGCCTTCTACAAGTTCGTTTGCTGATGGGTCAAGGATTTTGAGCCACAGCAAGTTAGAACCGCTTTCAGCGCGGATTGTTGCTTCTGCCTGTGCTGCCTGTGCAATCATAGCATTAAGGTCAGCACCCTGTGTAGCTGGTACTCCAGCTTTTTCCTGCTTTGCAGGTGTCTTCTTTGTAGCCATAGTAGCTACCTCCGTAAATTGGTAATAACGTAAAACGTAAAAACGTTCTTCGTGCGCCCTTATTTCTAAGCTTCCTGCCGACGCGTTCAGAAAGCCGTATAGAGCAGCTGAGGAGTCGCACCTCAACACCCAGCCTCGTTACAGTGGGGTACTGCTCAACCGCAGATAATGCAATTAGGTTACTGTTAGATGTGGCGTTATCTACTCGCTTTCGCTTACGTACCTCCGGTGGATACGCTCACCAATCCTTCCCCATCAGAGAGTTTAATATATGACCGTTTCAGGCCTATGGCACTGCAGGGAGTCGAACCCTGCTATTGGGTAAAAGCCTCGACACGGGAGGGTGGTCGAGACCGTTCACAGTACCGTCTGTTCGTTAGTGCCGAAAATAACGAGGAAGTTGCCCTAATAGTTGTAACCAACAGTTCTATATGGGTCTTCCTCTGCCGTGCCTTGTACCTCAGCTTCTCTCGCCTACCTTCGTAGACGCAAGGAAGGGTCGCTCCCCAGCTTATCTTCTTGGTTTAAGGGTTTCAAAGCTATAGCCCTTTGGAGATTGCAGGACTTGAACCTGCACCGGGCAGGGAATTGACACCAACTCGAAGGTTGATAATCTCAAAGCCACCCACATGCTTCCACGCAACCGCTCAACACCAAATCTCCACTTGCCTTCTGAGAACCACATGACGGTTCAGTGTCGTTACAGGACTTAAGTAACGTATTCTCCGGGGTATGCTACTCACTGCAACCTTTAGACTACTCTGCAGCCCCTCACATACATTTTCAACTCATCATGTACCTACTCTGTCCACACCCTCAGTACACTACCTGTCGCCCTATTCTCAGCAACAACCCTCGGCAAGGGCAGGATTTGAACCTGCGACCAATATGGTTACGTTCATTCGCCATTCGCTCTAGCCAACTGAGCTACCTTGCCCTAACTGTCAGTCAATACGTCTATTGAACTTTACTGACTCCTTTGCTTAAGTCAGCCGACAAGACAGAAAGTGCCGGGTACGTTTATTCAGCTTGGTAATTTACCTCATCCGCTTAAAACGTACAAAATGGGATTAGGTGAGGGGTGGACTTGAACCACCGACCAAAGGCATTCATTGGCTGTATCCTTTAATGCCACAAAGCTCTACCAGCTGAGCTACCTCACCATAAGCCCTCTAGGAAGACTATACTTCACTGGTTTCAGGAATTACACCTGCTTTCGAGGGCAGTCGGGCTTCGGATTTGTACCGAATAAATCACCTCTGTCCTGTGAGCACCCGACAAGTAGTTACATACAATTAAGTGTAACCTCAGTAATACCCTTCGCCTATATCAACGGATACTACCCCATAATCTGAAAGGTACAGATTGTTATACGTTCACGTAGCACAAGCCCCTTACCAAGAAGGACGGTATGTTCCATTTTTTATTAAGGCAGTCTATGTTTACATACAACTTTGACTCCTCTTTTACTTATTTACCACGCTTTACGCGCTTACGAGGCTGCGGATACAAAACCTTTGGTTTCTTTCCTTTAGACAACAGGTGGTCGTTGCACTCAATGATGCGCTTGTCATCGTGGCTAAGCCTCATTTCAGCCGTAGCCTTGTGGAATACTGTAACATTAAGCCAGCTATAAAATCTAGTAGGCTTTTTCTTACCGATTTTCATACAGTGTTTCATTAGAACTTCTCCTCTGCCTTTTCAGGCTCTTCCTCAGTAACTCCTAAAGAGTCAAGCTCACTGAGTAAGCTCTTCATTGTTTCGTCAGTCTTAGCAAGCTCACGATAGAGAGCCATTTTCTCAGCTTCCTTGAAGCGGGCCTCAAGCTGCTCCTTGATTTTCTTGGCACGACGCTTCTTTTCCTTTGCCTCGAAGTAATCACTTACATAAGCAAAGCCAATCAAAGCCTTTGTCTTGGCTTTCTCATATTTCTTTCCTGCTTCAAAGAGTTCAGCAGAGATAACCTTTACTATTTTCAAGGCATCCCAGTTTACATCGTCCTTAAGAATGATATAGTCTCCATTCTTAATCACCATATTAGTGTCTACCCAGTAAAAGTAGTTGTCACTGTCAAAATCATCAGTATTAGCATTGTGAAAATTTACAGTCAAGTAATATCTGTTCATTTTAGTCCTCCTCAAAATCGGGATTTTCAAAGTCATAATTCTTACCATTATTCTCACAATGTACTTCTACCTGTGAAACATCATCACAAAGAAGTCCATCATTCAAATCAGAAACAAGTCCGTCAGTATCTGTAGAATCCTTACAATTAACCCAAACAGTAAGTTTAAGTCTTTTCATTTTAGTCCTCCTTAGAACACAGGCACTTCAGGTTCTTTAACCTTAAGTACACGCATTTTTACTCCGTTCTTACGAAGCTCGTCAAATATACGGGTCAGCTCATCACCCAAGTCTACAGGGTACTCAAGCTGAAGCGTCATTTTCTTATTAAGGCCCGGGAAGTCGCTCTTCATAGCGTCCTTATTGACCTTAATTCCAATCTGCATAGGCTCTTCCTGCACTTCAGCAGGGGCAGGAGAAGCTGCAGCTTTTTCTGCAAACTTGGCGCGGAGTCTTTCCTTTTCTGCCTCGACCTTTTCAAATACCACAGAAGCAGGCTCGTAGGCAAGCATATCTGTATAAGTTTTTGGATTGATGTAGTCCGCAAACTCACCACTGCAGGCCTTTTCAATAAGCTTGATGTCAGCTTCCTTCTGCTTTCTGACATTTGCCTCTGCCTGATACTGTTCACGCAAGTCCTGAGCAACAGCCTTCATATCAGCAGTCTTATTGTAGTATTCCTTCTTGCGTTCAACTTCAAACTCAAAGCCAAACTCATCCGAAAGGTCTTCAATAAGTCCGTCGATTGCAGCGTTTACCTGTGCACGGCGCTTCTCTTCTTCCTTGTCGAGGATTTTATCGCACTGGGCTTCCATTTTTGTAATGTCGTCCATAACTGCATCTGCCGCAGTCTTAAACACATCCATAGGGCCTTTATAGGTTGCCTTTACGTAGTCTTTGACCTGTTTGTCAAAAGTATTTCTCCACCCTACGATGCCGCGCTTGATTACACGAACACGCTCAATGTTCTCATCAGTCATTTTCATTTTGAGAACAGCTGCAAGACGAAGCTCCAAGAACTCCTTCTGAGCTGCAAGCGTATTGTCTGCATTAGGGAATACAACTTCTTCCTTCTTAGGAAGGGAAAGGGCAGGAAAAGGAGACAAGAGCTCCGCTTCTGTCAGTTCTGTTTTCTTCTTTGTTTTAGCTGCCATAGTTACCACCTATCTGCTGTTTCTAAGCTGAACAGTCTTCTTGTCTAATGCCTTGAAGACTTCGTCAACGTCGTCTTCAGGCCCGATTGTTGCTGTGAGTTCAATGTCCATTGTCTCATAGTTTCCGAGATTGAACTTACGTCTGAATGTGATTTCTCTGATTTCCATTATTTACCTCCTTTGGAACCATACAGAAGAGTCTTTACATCCTCAAGACTTCGAGGAAGGACTCTGTAAAACATTTTATCGTGAACGCATATACATACACACTTACCAACTTTTTTACCCTGCAACTCTAGGAAAAACTTGTAGATACCCAGTTGCCATGCAAGGTATTCAACTTTATACTTGCCTGTTTTAATATCGTACAGGTCGTATACGCCTTCGTGCTCAACTATGATGTCTACTGCTGAAGCGTAGTCTTTCAAGTCCCATACAAGAACTTCCGACATAGCCACCGCACAAACATCAGGAGAAGAGTACCGCTTTGTAAGCTCGTCGTGTACCCACTTAGCTCCCGGATGGATTGTGTCAAACCTTCCCGAGTCAATCCAACTCTGTATCCAAGCATGAACCTGACTTCCTTCGTCACAACGCTCGATTACCTGATTTTCTGCATCCTTGAAGTTCAGCTTCATGCGTTCACAAATCTTTCGGGTTACTCCTGAGAGCTGCTTTCCCTTGTAGTGATACTCGTGAAGCATGTCATTAAAACTCACTCCGGGTGCAAATGATACACGTCCTTTACCTACAACTAACATACTTTACTCCGTCTGATATTGAATATATACCCACTTGTGATAATTGTCAAGTGGGAAATTATATTTTTCCAAGCTTACACATAAATCTGTTCTGCTGAAAAGTCGGCCAGCGTCTGCCGCGACCTCGTGTACGCAGCTCTTCGATGCAGTCGAGCTCTTCTTCTGTAAAGCAGGCATACTTCCACTGAGAAGCAGGAAGAGAAAGCAGCCCGATGTCAGCACAAATTACATAAGGTGAGTAGCCGTTGAAGCCGAGCGGCCCAAAGATATGCCACATATTGAAGTAAGCTCCAAAGGCAAATGAAAGCCAGCTGTCCTTGTCTTCAGTAACAATGTATCTGTTATCCTTCATTGTTTCTGCTAACAGCTCAAAAAACGCTGAGTATATGTTGTCTGAGTTATAGACTTTCATAACCTCTTCATCATCAAGCTCAACTCCAAGGCGAGTATAGATATGCTGTATTGCACGCTTTGCATACCCGATAGGTATGGCACGTACAAACAATTTATAGTCATATCGCCAAGTACAAAACACCTGCAGTGAAGATACGTAAAACAGCTCTTCCACAGCAAACTTTTCATTGAAGACACCAACAGCTTTATTCAAAGCACTCTGTGCTTCTTCATCAGCCACGCGCAGATAGCTTGTCAGAATAAGTTCCGCCAAAATATCCTTGGTGTCATTATCTGCAGGCCATTCTGCATTAAAGGCATCCTTAATGGCCATCAAGTCTGAGTCTTCAGGAGGAGCTTTCAGACTGTCCCAATACTTAATATCAAGCTTATTTTTTTCCATTTGGCTCTCCTATAAGGACGTAAATGTATTCTGTTGTGTTATCTTCAAACTCAATGAGGAATTGCTGATAGTACTGACCGTTGCTGTTTTTGTTGATAGACATGAGTTCAATACAATTTATCTTATAATCAAACCGATTTTGAAACAGGTTAGAAAACTTATCCCCGGGCCAATATTGGCATATCTGATTGCCTTCCCGAATAAACTTAACGCCATGTTTGCACTCTTCTTTAAGCTTATCCTTTTCTTCCTGAAAGCGTTTTTCCATAACGTTTAACAGTGTCATACGTCCTCCTTTGTGAGCTTCATAGTAAAACGACCCAAAGGTGCTTTACCTGCGCTACGATAGTGGCGTAAAGCGTTCATGCCTTTACGTACTACCTTAAGTTCATTCTCATCCTTAAAAATCTCAAAAGGATAAGAAGGCTTTGCATCGTCATAGATAGTAACTACAAACATCCTAATGCTCCTTAAATACAATCTGTTCACCTTTCTTAAGTGACCAGCAGTTTGCGTTTGTCATAACACACTCGTAGCAGTTACCGCTGCAGTAGCGTGCTCCGTCTTTTGCTGTAGTTGTTCCGTCCCTGTAAAATACATGGGCCTCAGGAAGGTTGTAAGGATTTTCCATAGGAAGTCCTTTCCAAGCAGAGAAGATAATGTGCAGATTAGCCGGAAGGTCGTGATATTTCAAATGGAAATTTACAATATCGTACTTTTTTGTGAAGCATAAAATCTCACAGTGTGGATTTTTCTCTGCTACATAAATCATGTTCAGAAGATAAGGCAGGTCATAAATATCTCCACTGACTCCAAAGCGGAAGTGAGTAGCCATAGCGACTGCTGCATTTACCTCACGCCAGAACTTTACAGGCTCACTTTGAAGCAAATAAAGATTACGCTCGTACGCTGCTCCTACTGTTTTCTGCCTTCGCATTACGTAACGTTTTACGTAACACTTTCTGCCACAGTGCTTTACTGCTTCAGGTGAGCAGGTTTTCACAGACGGCAGAGAGACAGAAGGTACAGCACCCATTTTAGAGTTACCGCGACTGATTGATACGTGTAACTCTTCTGCATCTAATAAACGCATAGTTCCTCCTTGATAAAAAGACCCTCTAATCTGACAGACTAGAGGGCCAAGATGTGAAGTAAAAATTAAATAGAGAGGGCGGATTTGTTACGGCTCCGCAACCGTTCCTAATTTCGGGCCTAAGCCCTTAAAATGTATGCCCAGCAACGCCGGGTGTGCTACACCTGCAAGCAGGGATAAGCTCTTTAATTATAACACGCTGACTTCAGCTATCAATAAAGCAAATGATAAAGACCTTCTATAAGTCTATGCGTCCAAAAGACGGATACCAATTAAAGTCTACACCTGCATCAGACAACGCTGCAATAGCATCTGACATAGACCAATTCTCTCCTGCTTCTTCTTTAGTTTTAGCCATAATCATAGCTATAACACACTCAGTATGTACAGGAGTAATCTTCACGATAAGCACACCGATGTCCTCACCGTTGTTGCGAACGACAATAACCTGACTCACGCTCATACAAGCTCCTAATAAAGCAGGTGGTAAAGACCTTCTGCAGCGTCCTTCATAGCAGCTAAAGGACTATCCACAGTTACGTTAATAGTGTGCTTCTTAGAACCATAAACTACAGCGTCGATTGTTTCTGTAGCATTATCATATTCTGCCCGGATATTTGCACTTGGGTCAGTTGCATTAAATGCCTGCACCAAATGTCCGAGAGCTTCATTAATCTGCTTTACTTCTTCTGCAGTTTTCATTTTGTCCTCCTGAAGGAATATAAATAAAAAGTCCATATGAGTGGAGTTGCAGACGTTATCTCATTACGTCACACCCGTTGTAGCAGGCTTAACATACCGTCACAGGCCTCTTGCCTAGGTCGCCTCTTAGGTTATACTCCCATTAACATACGGACTTTATATTACTTTTTACAATGCAGGAATTAAAGTTCAGGCGGTAATGAAGCTGCCGTTCTACGCAACTCCAAGGCCACTGACATACAAGTGGTATCAATATCTTTGAAACCGTTCATATCAGCTATAGTCCGTGCAAGCTTTCTGATAGACTCTACTACACGAAGCGAGTAGCCATATCTTACGGCAGCTTTATCGAGCATCGACTGTGCCTCTTTTGAAAGAGGTGCATAGGTCAAAAGCTCCTCAAGTGTCAGGTCGCGATTAAGCTTTCCCTGTCTTTTATACTGTGCTTCCCAAGCCTGTTTGACCATAGCTCTTATACCCTCAAGCGACAGGTCTATTGATATAGGCAGCTTGTAGCCCTCACCAAAAAAGTATCTGATATCTACTCTGTCAAGTAGCGGCGCGGAAAACTTTTTCCAGTACTGGTCTATACTCTTGAGTGAGCACAGACATATTTTTGTCTTCAAACCGTAGTTACCGCAAGGACACGGATTGACAGCCACAGCAAGCTGAAAATCAGCAGGATATACTGTACATCGTCCGGCGCGGCTCAAAGTTATCTGATGACTTTCGAGAGGAACTCTGAGCATTTGAAGTACAGAACTTCTGAACTCTGCAGCCTCGTCCAAGAACAGTGTACCACCATGAGCAAGTGATATTTCACCCGGACGACAGTCAGGGCCACCACCACAAATCCCTTCAATACTTGCTGTCTGATGAGGCATACGGAACGGACGTCTCTTAAGAACATTCTCGTCATGACACAAAAGACCTGCGAGTGACCAAACACGTGTGGTCGCAGCGGCATTTTCTTCTGATACAAAGTTCGGAGTAATTTCAGGCAAACGCTGCAAGAGCATAGTCTTGCCACATCCCGGGCCACCGATAGCTATGATGTTATGACGACCTGCAGCAGCTACAGCCATAGCATACTTCATCCCAGCTATAACCTCTGCATTTTCGCCTCCGATTTCATTGACTGTATCAAGAGAGTCTTCTTCAGACTTCGTGAACGTAACTTTGATTTCTTCATTATCCGCAGGAGCTTCATACACTTCATACTCTTCAAGGCTACAAAGTCTATCATAAGCTTCTTTGAGATTTTCAACACGAATGATTGCAAGACCGTCAACGTCTCTGACTTCACAGTCTTTAGCAACAATCGCATACTTAATTCCCTGTGCTTTAGCTGTAGTCAAAGCCGCATATGTGCCTCTTACAGGCAGTATCTTGCCACTAAGTTCCAAACTTCCAAAGGCTAAGACAGGTGTATCCTGACTCCGCGGGAAATCATCCTTAGCTGCCAATACAGCCAATGCAGTTGCGAGGTCATGTTCTGACCCTTCTTTTCTCATATCTGCAGGAGATAAGCTGATTAAGACACGCTCAGGAGGAAACTCAAAGCCTGAGTTTGAAGTCGCCGAGCGAATACGTTCACGTAATGCGCTGACTGAACCGTCGCAAATCCCTACAATATCAACAGCCGGTATTCCACGACGTAAGTCTACTTCAATATTTACAAGGCTTCCCTCATAACCAAATCTTTGGAATGAATAAATCATATAGGCCTCCTATTCAGCCTGAAATATTTTAAGCAAATCGTCTCTCATAAGACGAACCAATCTCTTATCCTTATCGGACAGGTTAATTTTATTGTGGGAACTGTCTGCAATCTTATTCAGAAGCGGAGCATAGTGCTGTCTGAAGTAACTTTGGAAGCACTGAGGGTCATTATCCCACTGCGAGTAGTCAGGAGTAAAAGTTTCAAACTCAGGCATAAGCTCTCCTATGCTGTGTGTACACCAAGCAGACGAGCAGTAAGCACCTGACTGTTATTACACTCGTCGCAGCACTCACCTTCCTTCTTTACAGGCCAAGGGTCATTACCCCAACCAGTAAACTTCTTACCACAGATACAACAGGTTTTCTCTGTATCGTCCATACTATGCCTCCTTTACTTTGCCGATGTATGTTTTACCGCCGAGCTGTATCTCGACAGTACCGTCATCCCTGTGCACTACAGTGTCAGAGGTAGACAGAATATTTTTGAGCTTCTCGACATCAGAAGCAAGAGAGGCAGAAGTAGATTTCAAGCGCTCTACGCATGAACCAAGATATCTGCAGAACTGTTCTGTGAGTTTATCGAGCGTCTCCTGAGTACACTCTGCAGTTACCCAATACGGAGCATATCTTAAGTCTTTGCACCCTGTGGAACGACAGCTCTGTCCGACTCCGATACCTGAAGAACAACTACCTACCCTAGACATAAACCCGATATAAGTGCTAGAAAGCTGCATTTCAAGTTTGTCACAAAAACTATAACCATTAAAGGCAGCTGCAGATGGCAGTAAGTCTGCACCACCCAAAGCCTTCGCAATTACTGCGAGCAGGTCTGAGTATTCTTGAAGAACAGGCAGGATGATTTCCTTACAGTTCTTGTCTACTGCTTCACAGATTTCAGCTTCTGTATCTGCTTTCTCTTTTTTGAGAGCCTCTACATTTGCAGCCTCTTTTCTGATATTCTCAGTAAGTGATTTAATTGACTCCATGCTAAACCTCCTTAGTCAGCTCTACGAGGCATGACTACATAATGAAGCAAATCGTCTTTACCTACGATGTCCACAGCTTTAAGAATATGACCTTCGTCAGGGTCAGGAAGACAGATTTCAACCTCTGCCTGCTTTCCAAATATTTTTGCACCGTCAATCAGATACTGAGCACTAGCGTACATGTCTACACCTTCAGGCAGAGGGAACTCTACACCGATGTCAAGTTCAATTTCGCCTTGGTACATCTGAGTACAAGTGCCGTCATGGAACCTGCACAGCAAAGGGTCATACTTACCTGACTTTTTATAGCGTTTCATACCTTCAAAGTCAAAGGTAACCTTCTTATGCTCATAATGATAGTCGATATATTCCGGGGCAACTTTACGCCAGTTAGGGAACTGTCCGTCAATCGGATGGAACAGATATGTTTCTCCGCCTGTTTCAAGTTTCCAATAACTCCAAGGACTGTGAATCGGATAGTGGTCTTTGTTCTCTGCTTCTTTATCGTGGTAGGCATAGAACACCTTCGTATACCCATCAAGATATGGGATTGCCCATGTAGGCATAATGAAAATGTTATCAGCACACTTACTTGGGTGAGCTTTCAAAAACTCTCCAAGGCCGGCAGTATAGCAGGACTTGTGGTAAACCATACGACATCCGTCTGTTGCAACAAACACGCCCTCAGGGTCGATAAAGACTCCTTGAAGGAACAGTCTCTCTTGACTAATTTCAAAGGATGCAACATTACAAACCTTCATAGCCTCTGAGGCTGCAGCATCCCACTCTACAGTGCCTGAGTAACCTTCCAAGTTCAAATCAAAGTAAGGCTCTGTAGCAGAGAAAAGTTTCATAGGGAAATGTTCCTTACCGACTACAAAGTCGAGGCAGTTGCCATCTTTGACCACTTCTGCTTTGGTAAAGTTCAAAGCGTCCGCAAGCTTGGCAATCTGATAACCGTCTTCAATCATGTATGTGATATTTCGTCCGTCTTCACCCTTAACGTCTGATACGTCCATCTTTACAGGAACCGGGTCTAAGACGTGAGTAATATTCTGTGCAAAGTCAGGACAGAACCTGAGCCCTTCGTCTGTTGCGATAGCTCTCAGATATGAGCCTTTATGAGCCATTAAATGTTTCAACTGAAGCGGATTAAAGAAATTACTTTTCATTTTTGGCCTCCTTCTTTTTCGAAGGTTTATATTCGATATGCTCTGCAATAAGCTTGACTGCAGACTGTTCTCTGTCGTCAGCTACCCACTTGACCTGAGTCAGTCTTCCAACAACACGGATACGCTGACCAATAGTACCTTTCTTTGCAAGATAGTCAGCCACAGGGCCATAGGCTACGACATCAAACTTTGATGTTTCATCTACAACGCTTCCGTCACTTTTTCTGAACTGACGTTTCACGGCAATAGTCACTTCCATCTGATATCCGCCACCAAACTGTACGACATCACCTGCTTTGGTGATATCGCCTTCCAAAATAACTGAATTGAGCATATTCATTCTATGCCTCCTATATAGAGAATAAAAAGGCAGGGAATAAACCCTGCCACTGATAACTGATTATCCTAACGAACGTTCGTTAGTTTGCTTTACGCTGAGCTTTACCAAGCTTTTCAAACACGTCGCACATTTTAGTAACTGACTTGATGAAAGCTTCAGGATTTAAGAGAGCGTCAAACTCACATTCATGGTTGGCATTGTAGATGTAAGTCTTGCCAACAGTACAGTCGTATACCCAACGAGAAAGTTCCGGCTCGCTTGTGTCTTTGATATACAAATCATTGTACTGAAACTGCAGCTTGTGATATATTCCCAAGTCCTTGATGTCTTCTTCTGACTTTGGAGTAAACAGATAGTAACTTGCTCTACAGCAGCCATCATCCAAGACAGCATCCAAAAGGTTTATAGCCTGATTGTGAAGCTTCTGTTCGTCAGTAAGCTCAGGGTCTGCATCAGTCTTCCGGCGGTACGCTGTAATTTCCGAGAGAGCACCTCTCTGCATAAGACGCTGAAAGATTACACCCTTAGCCGACTTTTCATAGTCCATAACAGCCTGTTTTGCGTTCTGGATTTCTTCCTCAGTCGGAGAAGAAGACAGATAGCGAGTGTATCCACCGTCCGCTGATACCACACAATGTGGAACTTCTTTTGTCTGATTGATTACTTCCATACCTTTATCCTCCTCTTTGATTAGGTATTACCAAGATTTTACTCTTTTTATATAACACAGTTCAGAGCTGTCTCCGTACTGTGTTCCGTGGAAATAGTGGCCTCGCACTGTAAACCACACATCCCTTCTAACCCTCGCAATATTGTGGCGACCTTCTTTGGCCCATACCTTAAACTTGAGCGTTCCCGGCCAGTTTGTGATGTTCCAATCTCCGTTCTTGTCCTTGGACAGATAGAGAACTGTCTTCTCACCAAACTTCAAGTTCATAAGAGCCCGTTCGTCCATCTTACCACAGCAGGAGTAACATACCTTCTCCTGAGTGTCAGGGACAATACCATAACCCGTTCCGAAACCGTCGGAAACACATTCTTTTCCACACTGTGAACAGATTACTTTTTCTGTCATACGGAAACTCTCCTTCCCCTGAACTGAGGATTTGTCTTTTCCATACCACCATATACCCAAATCCC